GCAGTGCGAGCAGTCCGAGCACTCCGAGCAGCCCGAGCAGCCCGAGCAGCCCGAGCAGCGCGAGCAGCGCGAGCAGTCCGAGCAGCGCGAGCAGCGCGAGCAGTCCGAGCAGCCCGAGCAGCCCGAGCAGCCCGAGCAGCCCGAGCAGCGCGAGCAGCGCGAGCAGTCCGAGCAGCGCGAGCAGCGCGAGCAGTCCGAGCAGCCCGAGCAGCCCGTCAGGCCGTCGAGCGCCCGCTGTGCGGCTTCCTTCGTGCCCCAGTATTCAACGGAGCACTTGTTGCCATTGGCATCTTTGATCCATGTAGTCATTGCATTGTCCTCCTTCAAACCCCCGCCGCACCTTCCGGCTTGGCGGGGATGATGTGCGGGCCGGAATTGGCTCACCGGCTAGGGCTTTCGTTACTGATAACATCGCCAGATTACTGCCCGATGCGATGCTTGCGTGTCACTGTCCACGCCGCCGCACGTCGAAATCAATCCATCACGAACTCGCACACGTCGCCGAACGTGAGCGGTGGCTTCGGCTTGCACGGCTTCTGACAGTTCCACACGCACGCCTGCGACGGTCCGACCAGCGCCACCCAGCACACCTTGCCCGGACAGTTCGCCTGCGCCTGCGCGACGCATGCGTTGTAAGCGCCGGGTCCGTTGGCCATGGCCATGATGAACTCACCGATGTCCTCGCCAGCGAGCCAGATCGGGTAGCGGTCGATCGGTGCCAGCGTGGCGTTCTCGTACTCGATCACCCAGCCGTCTCGGTCGATGGCCAGGTCGACGACGACCAGCTCGGGCGGCAGCTCGTCGGCGAACACGATGCCGTCGATGGTCACGTCGGGCGGGAGCGTGTCGAGCAGCGCCGCGACTCGCTCGGCGCGGGTCGGAGGATGCTGGTCGGCGATTGGCGCCGTTCCGGCGCCGACGATTGCGGTGGCGGTCGCACAAACCGCCGCGATCAGAAAGGGCAGTGCATTGCGCAGTCTCCTTGTGTGCTCCGGCTACGGGCCGGATTCGGTTGAACACCCGGCGCGGGAGTCGAACCCGCGTCCTGCGCGTTAGGACCGCGCCGCTCCATCCACTGAGCCAGCCGGGCAACTATGGGATATTATCGACCGGACGATCCGCTGTCAACGCCCGGCGCCGCGGCTTGGACGGCCTTTCGACGCACGCCTCGACCGCCTTCGCCCAGGCCCTCGCCGCGTCGGCCGCGTTGCGCAGGTTCGTGCGCCGCATGGCCTCGTCCCCGTCCTTGGCGCAGCGGTGCGCGCAGATCAGGAACTCGAGGACGCGCACGTGCATGCCCTGGCATCGGCGCACGGCCTTGGAGTCGGCGTATCTCATCGCTCACGCCTCCCCTGTCGAGCACCGTCCGACGCAGGCGTGGAACCCGGACACCCTTCGCGGCCTCGGCCGGAGAATCTCCGGGACGAGTCGTCGGACCCACGCGGGTGCGCGCATCCACCATCGCGGGTATGCGAGGCATGTGGTGTAGATCACGTCGCCCACCTGATGCATCGGGTCCGGCATGCATCCGGACGCCTTCGCACGGAATTCCTCAATGGCCTTCATGAGCGCCGCCTCGTACTGCTCCGGCGTCATGCCATCGGACGCGATGTGGTCGCTGATCGGCTCGCGGCGCAGCGCGTCCAGCTCCTCGCGCGTGCCGATGAACAGCATGCCGTGGACCAAGCCGACCTCCCGTTCGCCTTTGCTCATGGCTTCTCCCCTGCGGCGGCGAGGGCGGAGCGGGCGGCGGTGTCGAGCCACGCCGAAATCTCGCGCAACTTGTTGGCCATCTGGTCCGTCGTCATGTCTTCGATGAACGGCAGCGCCGGGAACGATCGCAGCGCCTCCACGAGCTTCGCGTGGCCGTTGCAGGCGGCGACGATGAAGGCGGCGTTGGCCGAGGCGTTCTTGAAGTCCTCTTCGGTCTTGCTCCAGAACTGGCACACCCATTCACCAGCAGCATCGACCACGACGCCGCTTGGCTCGTTGTGCGCCCACGGCAGCGGGCTGTGCGTCGCGGGCGGGGGATTGGCGGGGGTGGTCATGGGGTGATCTCGTGGTAGTGCGGCGTCACGCCGTAATCGGAAGCGTCCTTGGTTTCCTGCACCATGAAGGTGCAGCAGCTTCCGTCATCGAAGGTGAACGCAACGGCGTGCGCTGGGCCGGTTCCACTGCTCACGCGGCCCCACGGACGAAGATCAACGGACTTGATCCGCTTTCCTCGCATCGCCTTCGCGGCCTTGCTTCCAGTCAGCATCGTGTCTCCTGTTTGCGTGGCTCTCCGCGCGCCCGCGCCCCGAATCACCGGGGCAGGGGCGGGCGGAGTGGCCCGCGTGGGTCATTCGATGTGCCAGTTGTCGGCCTCTTCCATGCTCCACGGCTCGATCCACACCTTCGCGGGCGGCTTGTCCTCGCCGTCGATGAACACTTCGCAATACTGGTTCAGCGCGCCGACGACGGCTTCCATGGCGCGCTCGATGTCGGCCTCGCCGATCTCCTGCGGCGCTCCGTCGGGGTTGGCGGCGTGTTCTGGAAGCTCGACGCTGATGGAGAGTCCACCGGCCTCGTAGATGAGGCGGGGAACGGCGACGTTCTTCTTGGGGGTGGTCATGTGGGTCGATTCGGGAGGGCGTCACAAGGTGTGTGGGATTGTCACAAATGGTGTGGTCAATCGTCGGTGAGCTTCCGCGCGATGCTGCGGTGGGATTCCAGCCACGCGAGCGCCGCGTCCTCGTCCACCGACACCTCGAATCCGATCGTCTCTCGCGTCGGGACATTGACGGCCTCGATGTACTGGAACAGCCGGCGAAGCTCGTCGTTGGATTCCGCAAGGTCGAGCGCGACCTGATCCGATCCGTAGTCGCCACGCCAGCCGCATGCGTCGAGCGCCCGGAGCTTGGCAAGGTCTGCGGTGCGCAGCCATTCGGCCGCGTCGAAGTCCACGGACACTGCGCGATCGTCGGTCCACGCCCGCGCGGGGACATCGAATTCAGTTGTCGTCTTGCTCATCGTCTCGTCTCCTCCCGGCCGGGCCGGGGGTGAGGTGTTAGTCAATCGAAGCGAGAACGTCGCGCGCCTCGGTCTGGGCGTCGCTGAAACAAACGGCGGTCAATGGCGGGATGTCGCTGGACAACCCGAACGAATGAATCGCCTCGGCATTGGCCAAGAGGTTGCGCAGCGCGTTGGCGAGCCGTTCGTGGTTGTTGTATCGCGTCGCCATGTTGGACGCGAACAGCTCTCGCTCGGCGTGCGTGCCGTGCGCCGGGATGTTCGCCACCGTGTCATGGTTGGCGTCCACGATGCGCGGCCCCATGCCGACGTGACCGGCGACCTTGGATAATGGAAGCGTTGCGAAAGTTGTTGTGTCTGGCATGGTCGAATCTCCTGTAGGAATCCGCCCTCGGGGCCGTTGGGCCGCGCGGCGGGTGGGGTCAACGCTGCGCAAGTCATGCGAACAATGCCCGCAGCGCCTTTGCCTCTTTGGCCATGTCCTCGCGGGCCAGTTCCTTCGCCCACACCTTGCCACCAGCGGTGACGATGGTGAGGTACACGGGGCGTCCAAGGTCGTCGTCTCGGATCGGCTCGGATACGGCGAATCCGCCAGCGAAGAGAACTGGCGGCAACACGTTGAGGCAGTAGTCCGCCTCTTCGGGCTTCGCGCGCACCCATGCGGGAGAGTGCTTGGCGCGATCCCAAACCCATCCTTCGGGCTCGGCGTCGATGATGGTTGCGGTTGTCGTGGTCATGCGATTCCTTCGGAAAGGTTGAGGGCTTGCCTTGCGCGCAGGATCGCGCGGCATCGTTCATCGTCGCCAAGCGGCACCCCATGGCGCTCGTGATCCTTGCGGACCATCGTGCCGTTGCCGATGTAATCGCCTAGAAGCGACATCCAGGGCAACAACTCGCGGACGGCGTCCCGCAGGTCGAGCGCGGCGGAAATGATCTGCGCTTCGTCGCGCCGCCATGCCTTTGCCAACAGCCGATTGTCCCGCCGATTGCGGATGAGGTAGAACTCTGGATCATCGACCGCGCCGAAGCGCTGGACGATTGGCGTTGTCGTGGTCATGGCGCGATCTCCGCGAGCATGGCGGCGCGGTCCTGCACGTAGGTCGTGAGCGTGCCGTCGGCGTCCAGAGTCTTGAACTCGAATCCCTCGCGGTAGAAGTCGCACAGCCGCTTGACGGCCGCGACCATCGACGGCACATCCTCGGCGACCTCCAGCGTCCAATCGCCTTCGCAGTACGTGAGCACGAAACGCTGCGACACCGAGTGCCAGACTCCGAAGCAGTGCGCATCCTGGTCGGTGTCGAACTGCTTCCATCCTCCGCTCTTGAAGTCCGGCGCGAAGTCGATGGTGTAGCGCTCGCTCGGAAGGAACATGCGGTGAAGCACGGTGCCGCCCTTGCTCTCGCCCTTGGGATCGTTCAACAGCGCGTCCACGTACTGCTTGATCGTTCTGGCCATCGTCGTATCCTCCATGCGGGCGGCATGCCCGCGAATCCGCCCCCGGCGCATTCCTGCGGCGGGGTGGGGTGGTCAAGCTCCGGTCTTGGCCATTTTGAGCATGCTTTCAAGCTCGTAACACTTGGCGTTAGCCCGATACGACTCCGGGGAGTGTCCGCCGTTGAAGCACGAACATCGCTTGATTCCGCGTTCCTTCATCGACTGGCGAAGCTCCCGAAGCTCGGCGCGGATGTGCTTGACGTTGCTGCTGGTTTCCATGTCTCGTCTCCTACCGGCCGGGCCGGGGGTGGGTGGGTCAGTGAGTCGATTCGTCCATCGCGGCGATGTCGGGCCGGTTGGCGGCAAGCCACGCTTCAGCCTCGTCGGGGTCGATCGTCACCTCGTAACAGGGGGCGTCGATCACGCGGAATGCTCCGATCCATTCGTGCAGCACCTCAAGATCGGCGAAGAACTTGGTGATTTCCTCGCTAGTCTGCTCGGACCCGATCGCGTCGGCCTCCGAGCAGCCGGTCCACCCCTCCTCGCGGAGAGTGTCGATCGTTCCCTGAGTCGCGGTCATCAGGTGCGGCGCGGCGTCGAATTCGATGGACTTCACGCCCCAGTCGTCGGTGAGAGTTGCTTTCAGCATGGTCGAATCTCCCAGCGAACGACCTTCGGGGCTTCCTTGGTGGTTGTCATTGGTCGTGTCTCCTCAATCCGCCCCCGTCGCATTCCTGCGGCGGGGTGGGGGTCAGCGAATGTTCCATACCGGCTTCGACTGCGCCGCCTCGGCTGCGGCCAGCGATCGCTGGTGCCTGCGCGATTCGGCCGCGAGGCGGTTGGCCGCTTCCAGCGTCGCCATGCCATCCCGCACGACGCGCCCGGATCGCCGCGCGAACACGGCGAAGCGGCCATCCGACGTGGCGACGACTTCCGCAAGCGGTTGAACGCATCCAGGCCTGATCGGCGATGCAAGGCATTCGGAAAGCACCTGCGATTGCGTGAGTGTCATGGTGTCTCCTGTTGGCCGGGAAGGGGTCAGGCGGGCGTTGCCAGCGCGGCGAAGCTCCACGCCTCGCCGAGGTCGTGCGGCCTGTCCTTCCTGACGGCGTGAAGTCCCGACTTCCCGTAGTCGCCCTCGCCGTACTCGCCGCAGCTCTCGGGATCGGAGTTGCCCTCGCGCACGATGCGCTTCGCATCCTCCGCCGACGCGGCCTCGACCTCGTGCTCGAACTTCTCCCACACGATGTACTCCTGCACTTCGTAGACGGTGAACTTCGGCATGGGTTGCTCCGGTCAATTGACGTCGATCTTGCCTGCGTCGTTGACGAACAGCGTCACGTCCCCGAAGCGCCGCGCCGCGGCTTGTAGCAGGTCGCACACCCGGCGTGGCCAGATTTCCGTTCGGTCGAAGAACCCGGCACCATGTCCGTTGCGGGACAGCCAGAAGCAGTTCGCCGCCTCGTCCTCGAGATCGCCGATCCATCGCGCGTTCGTGTGCTTGAACAGGTGCCAGTCGGCGAGCAGCGAACGCGCGGCCTCGTCGTCGGAGGTCAGTTGGTCGAGGTTCATCGCTCCGCCAGCCTTTCCGCCAAGGTGTCTCCATCGTCCAGAACGCTCCGCAGGGGTTCGGGGATGGCCCCCTGCGGCTGTCCGCCGAGCAGGACGGACTTCGCACGTCGCCAGATGTAGAAGCGGCAGGCGTCGTCGTGGCGGCGCTGCGTGTTGCCGCCGCCTTGCAGCAGCGTCTCCCACGAATCCAGCACGTCGGTAGGCGCCTTCGCGTCGAGCAGCTTCCCGGCCACGTAGTCACGCCCGTCCCCGGTCAACACCTGGCCCTCGATCAGCGCCTTGCACTCGGCGCAGTGCGCCGGGGAATCGACCTCGAACCCGCAGAACACGGCCTCGCCCCACATGCCCTTTCGATGGGCGGCGGGTCCGGTGTCGTCGCCGCAGTCGCAGCAGAGCATGTCACCGTCGTTCGTCGTGTACCCAACAACAGTCATGCTGTTCATCGCGTCCTCCGTTGTTAGTCAACTAACGGCCTCGTGACACATCAGTCGTTGCCGCTGGCGCTGGACTCGGCCAGCTCCTCGAGTCGCGCGGCCTCCCGCTCCGCCTCTTCTTCGGCCTCCCGTTCCTCCCGCTCGTCGTCCGCCGCGATCCTCGCCGACTCCCCGGCGGCGATCGCCGCGTCCTCCTCCGAGCCGTGGACGGCGCCGCAGTCGATCCATCCGCCGCCGAAGGCGAACGTCCCCTTCGACATGCTCTGGATCTCGCCCCACTCGACGCCGGCCAGCCACCCGCGGCCGTGCGGCAGTGACGCGACGACGCCGCGGTACACGGTGAACCCGTGCTCGTCGGCCCAATGTTCGCATCGCTCGGCGCACAACCGACGGCCGGCGCCTTGCAGCACGTACTCGGCGCGTCGCACGCGCAGGTCGGGGCGGCAGCGCTCCGCGGACGGCCCGCCGATCCCGCCGCCGTAGTGGAGCTTCGCCCCGCGTTCGTCGCGCACCATCGTGTGCTCGTCGACGCACTTGAACCAGTTCGGCGGCAGCGGGCCGTCGGCGGGGCACGAGCCACGATGCGGATACGCCCGCCACGCGGCGAGCCGGTCCCTCGATCTCATGGTGTACATGGTCGCTCCGTTGTTAGTGAACTAACACTTCCCGACGGCCCTGGCGCAGGCGCCGGCCCAGCGCTCGCCGAACGCCTGCGCCATGAGCCGGTTGATCGATTCGAGCACGTCGTCGGAGAAGAAGTCCTCCGCCTCGCGCTCGACGCACCACGCGATCTTGTCGATGTCGTCCGCGGGGTCGTAGTTGGCCGTCGCCGGGTCGACGAGCGCCGCGTTGTCCTCGACGATCTTCTCGAACGCGAGGGCACACTCGTCGGCGCGCGGCGGTCGCCCATGATCCCGAAGATGCCCGCGCAGCCAGGCGGCGGCGCTTGTCAGCACGTCGTACCACGACTCCAGATGCCGGTTGTTGCCGACCGACGCGCAGACTTCGTAATGCAGCGACGCCCCGATCTCGCAGATCATGCCGACGTAGCAATCCCACGTCGGCTCGTGCAGCCCGATCACCGCGTAGTCGACGGTCTTGCCAACGTCGGGGTCGGCGAACCACTCGGCCACGAAGTCGGCGATAGCCTTGGTCTGGTTGTCGATTGTCATTGTGTCGTTCCTTGGGGGTTCGTTGGCGGATCGAAGCGCGTGGCCGGACCCGTGCCGGACCAAGAGCGCTCGGTGTGCGCCTCGCGCCATCGTTCCGAGTTCCAGTTGCCGGATGTATCCGAGAACACGGCCCACGGAACCTTGAAGTACGCCGCGTTGGCGCGTGCGTTGGCGGCGGCCCCATCGAATGTTCTGTGCCTCATCGCGTGGCCCCTTCGGACATGATCCGGGCGACGATGCGCTCGGCGATTTCGGCCGCGGGCCACGTTGTCACAAGCCGGTTGGCTCGCTTCGCGGCCTTGTGCCTGGCGGGGTTGCCCGCGCACCAGCCGCGCATTTCCTTGTCGTTCGCGGCGTTGTGCAGGCAGCAGCCGCATCGTGGTATTCCGACCGATACGGCCAGCTTCCATCCGCGATCGTTCCGCATGGCGTCGCATCGCCCGGCGCGCTCCAAGATCTCGCGGCATCGGGCCATCCGAAGTGCGTGAAAGTCCATGGGTCGAATCCTCGTCGCGTTAGTTGACTAACAAACTGGTTGTGTGTTCAAAACATGGCGCGATCCCGGCGGACATACACGCCGGCGTCGTGGCCGCCCCGGCGGATCTCCAGAACCACCGGCCCGGTTCGGTCGCCGATCCTGAACGTCTCCCACGTGCGATGCGCCGGCGAGCCCATCGACTCGATGGTTCGCGTCAGCGCTCGATGGGGTGCGACGCGGGACAGCGACGCCAAGTAACTCATCGCCGCCGCTCGATCGACGCGCTCTAGGGGTTCGCCGTTGTTTTCGTCGTCCAGCGACATTCTGTCACCTTGTGTTAGTTCACTAACAGCGCCCCGTCCGGCGCCCGGCGCAACAAGCGAGCGGGCGCGGGAACGGGGCGCAAGGGAAAACCGGATGCGCGATCTTCTCGCGTCATCCGGCCTGGAAAGGGAATCTCCGTCGCCCGTTAGTCCACTAACACCCGAAGGCGTTAGTTGGACTAACGGGCCTGTTCGGTGGCCGGTCGGTCATGCGGCAACGGCCATGTTGGAAAGGTCGGCGAGGAGCGCGACGGGCTGGACCGACTCGACGACATCCCCGCACGTGACTTCGACGGTTGCCGCTTCCGCCGCTGCCGCGGCATCCTCGGCGTGCACCCGCTCGCGGTGGCGCAAGGCATGCGACACGTCCGACCATCCGTAGACCGACTCGACGCACGCCAGCACGTCGATTGCGCCGTATCCGTCCGCCAGCATTGCCGCGAGCACCTTGGCCAGCGTCGCCAGCCGATCCGTCACGCTCCGGCTCGCGCCCGTCGCACCCGCGACAGAAGCCGCGGCAGCCTCACCCGCTTCCTTCGCATCCTTCGCCCGCTGCGCCGCATTCTCCGATGCTTCCCATCGCGAGAGATTCCCCCCGCAGATCGCGACGAACCGTTCCTTGTCCCGAACGGTCGAAGGCGCGACGGGATACGCAGCGACCGCTCGCAGGTAGTGCGACACCTGAGTGCGATGGATGCAAGCCGCGTTGGCGACCGCACCCTTCGCATTGCCGGCGGCAACGGCTTCGGCGATCGCCTTCGCCAGCGACCAATGGCCGTTGAGAATCTGATTCCTCGCCTCACCCGCCAAGGTCGCAACCTTGTCGAGAAGAGCCGACTTGATCCCGTCCTCACGCACCTTGGCCTCACGCTCCGCAGCAGCCTTGCGGAGTCGGGTGGACGGGGAAGCGGTAGCAGTAGCGGACATTGTGATTGTTCCTTTCCGAGGATTCACACGAACCGTCCCGCGCCCAGCCGAACGGCCGGAATCACGCGAGACAACACGAATGTACCCCGCGTTCAACCGGCATGCAAGGGATAATATTCGCTACATGCAGAAATATCTTTGGGTTGTTCGCTCGCCACGAACGCACGGCGCGAGTCGTTCGGGATGGACGCATGGGACGCACGCACCAGCGCCAATCGCCAGCGACGCACCACGAACCCCAACGGTTGACCGCGCAGCACGAACCGCATAACCACGCGCGCGACGCACGCGCACGAGCGGATGAGGCGACGCGACGCGACCGAGCGCCGCAGATGGTGGCATGGGTGGGGGGATATGGATGCGTTGACAACTCCCAGCGCCCCTCATGGATGCCGCGCACGCATCATCATCGGTGATGGTGGCGGCGCTTGGGGTGTACCCACACGCCCCATTGCTCGCACGCCCCGACGGTCGCGCACGCACGGTGCGGCCGTGGCAATCGCGGCGTTGCCGCGATGGCCGCGCGGTACGCACGCGACGCGAGGCCGACCGCGAAACCCCTGACGGCGGGGGTGTGAAGTGTTATGACACACCCCCTTCAAATACCCATATTTTGGGACACCCCTGGGGTTTGCTCGCCGCGGCGGATGTCTGCGGTTGGTTGCCGGTGGCTGGGCGTGGCTGGTTGTCTGGTGGTGAACCATCCCTCAGTCCCCCCAGCCCCCCTTCTCCCTTCGTCGAGGCCGTCGCGGTTGTTGTTCCGGGCGGGAGACGGGGGAGTTGGGGGGTGTGGTCGTGTCGCCGGAATCCGTTGTGGGCGGACAAGCGACGATCGGCTACGGGCCGACGGGGGTTGTGTTGGGTTGGCTGGTGGGATGGCGCCGGGGACTTTTCATCCGGGCGTCGTTCGTCCCCTGGGGCGCTGGTGGCTTGGCCTGGGGGTCCGCAAGTTGGTTGGCCGGGCTCGGCTGCGGGGGTGCCGCGACGCCGACAGTTGACGGCCGTTGCCTGGGCGGTTAGATTCCGCCCGGCTGGATGATGTGCCGGGTACTTGCGGTTCTCCGGCACGTTGTCTGGACGTTTGGACCTGGGACGGCCCGCTCACCGCGGGTCGTCTCGTTTTTGGGGTCCATGTCGGGGGTTGGGGCCTGGCGCCAGGTGAGGGGTTGGCAGCGCATGCACTCCAGTCGGAGGGCGTGGAAGCGTTGCCATGTGCGGCCGCAGCGCGACCACGCCCGCGACAGTGCTCCCGGAGGGAGGATCTGCGCGGGGTGGGCGTTGGGTGGGGCGATCGGCACCGTGCCGGGAACGTACGCCGGGCGGGGGGGGATTGCAAGCCGGTCAGTCGACGGCGCGGAGCTCGAACAGGAAGTGCCGGGTCGTCTCGTGGTCGACGCTGCCGGACGGGGTGACCCAGCGGACGCGGGCGAAGCGTTCGGAGCCCTCGATGCTCTCGAACGTCTCGAGGCAGGTGACGACGCCGACGTGCGTGTCGTGGTCCTTGGCGCCGTGCAGGATGTGGCGGACCCTCGAACCGGGTGCGATGTCGGTCATGTCGTCTCCTCAAGGACGTTCCGTGGCCTGGCCAGTTCGTCAGACGGGAACACGGTCCCGCGTCGCTGGATGTCGTCCCGGATCCGCCGGCGGGCCATCGCGGCGTAGTCCGGATTGAGCTCGATGCCGATGCCGTTGCGGCCGAGGCGGTCGGCGACCATCACGGTCGTCCCGGCGCCGCTGAACGGGTCGAGCACGGTGCAGGGCACCACGTCGGGCGGTTTCCCCGCGTCGATCATCGCCCGGCACGCGCGCCCATCGCACGTCGGCTCCCAGCCCACTGTCTCCCGGCTCACGCCGGCGACGGTGTTGGCGCAGGAGTTGCCCGTGCCCGCCTCGCCCGTCCGCTTCACCAGGTCGTTCGGCCGCGGTCGCTTCACCAGCCGCTTCTCGACCTTGCGCCGCCACGGAGCGCCGCACGCCGCGCAGCAACCGTGCTCGCTCGTGCCGGCGCTGATGCACAGCCGCGGCAGCTCGGGCGGGAACGTGGCGAAATGGGCCTCCTTGAAGCCGGCCGGCGCGATCCTCCACACCGACCGCCTGTTCCTGGAGGCCCGCGTCCACTCGGGCCTGTTGCCGCTGTAGGTCGTGTGCTCGCCGCCGTGGAAGCCGTTGGCCGCGTGCTTGATGCCGCCGATCGGCGGCATGCGCCCGACCGCCTTCATCGTCCCGTTCGTCTTGCCTGGGACGCGGTCCGAGCCGCGCTGCGCGTCGACGTCCTGCGACAGACGGTCGACGCTCGACTCGGCCAGCGGCTCCGCGATCGCGTCCGGATTGAAGTAGTAGCTCGGCCGCTTCGTGAGCAGGAAGATGTACTCGTGCGCCTTGGTGCAGCGGTCGCGCACGCTCTCGGGCATCGGGCTTGGCTTGTGCCACACGATGTCCTGGCGAAGTATCCAGCCGTCGGCCTGCAACGCGAGGGCGAGCCGCCATGGGATGCCGAGCAGCGACTTTGGACGGATGCCGCAGCGGCGTCTCTCGTCCGGCCGCTCTCCGCGCCCCGTCGCGCCGTCGCTGCTTCCCGTCCGGTCGTCTCCGCCCGCGGTCGCGTACGAGTCGCCCATGTTGAGCCAGAGCGTGCCGTCGTCGCGGAGCACGCGCCGCACCTCGCGGAACACCTTCACCATCCGCGCGATGTAGGCGTCGGGCGTCGCCTCGAGGCCGATCTGCGGAGGAGGCCGGAAGAATCGCCTCAGATCCTCCGGAATGTCATCTTCGTGATAGAAGTTCATTGGCGACGTTCCGCTTGCTGTGAATCCACCTGTGGCACGCCTCGCAGACGGAGACGATGTTCGAGAGCGAGAACCTAGACTCGGGGTTGCCTGCCCACGGCCGGATGTGGTGCGCGTGAATCCTCGTCGTCACGCTGCGCGGCGCGTGGCACCGAACGCACCTGTGGCCGTCGCGATCGAGGACCGCCCTGGCGATCTCCTTCCAGAAGCATCTCGCATACGCCGACTGCCTCTCTGGACTTGAGCCGTCGACCCACCGCGGGTTTCGGCTCCCGAAGCAGCCGTACATTGGGTTGTCGGCTCCTCGCAGTCCCCACCGCTTCGCCTTGCGGCACTCGGCGGTGGTCCGCCTCTTGATCCCATGCTTCGACAGCCAGTGAAGGATCGCGTTCTCGTGAACGCCATGGTCCCCGGCTATGTCTCGGCACGATCTGAGCTTGACGACGTACTCGTCGACCAGGTATCCGCGCTCACGGAAGATCGCGTGCGGGCGCCAGTGCGACCCCGCCATGAATCGACCCGTCTGCGCGTCTTGGAACGATGCCGCGGCGAGAGAGTTCCTTGTCGAGCCACGCCCCTTCGTCATGGGACAGATCGTCCCGAACAACTGTGGCCTTGTCAAACAAATATTGCCGCAGTCCCCAATAGGGAGGCGACGTGACGACGCAGTGAACCGACTCGGGCGCCATCGCCCGAAGCGAGTCCGACACGTCTCCGACGACGATCGACCACCACGGAGCGGTCAACCGTCCTCCCCGCCGCGTTCGCGCAGCGTCTCGAGCTCCGAGAGCTCGTCGGCGGTGATGGTTCCTTCGGCCTCGCGCTCCTCGAGCTGCCGGAGGCGCATGCGGTCCTCGAGCGACGGTCGTCGTGGGTTGGTCATGGGTGGTTCTACGGCCAGAGGGTGTCGGGGTCGAGGTCGGCGAGGATCCTCGCGGTCCGCTTCCCGATGCCCTTCTCCGACGTCTTGCCGGTCCGGCGCCACTCGTCGTAGTGCGCCAGCTCGTGCGCGAGGTACTCGATCGACTTCGCGTACGAGTGGCCCTTCATGGCGACGTGGATCACGACGCACGAGTCTCCTGGAGCCGGCTCGGAGAACACCGCCTTCGCGTCGTACTCCGATCGGGCCGGGTAGCTGATCCTGGCGCAGTCGTGGAACCAGACGTGGATCTGGTGCTTCGGCCGCAGGAGGGGCAAGATCCTCGCCGGAAGGAGATGGGCGGCCATGCTGAACGCCGACTCGTTCGCCGGCCACGTCACCGACACGACGGAAGTGCATCCGCCAGGGCCACCTGGAACCTCGACACCAGCGAGGAGCACGGCGCGCGGCCCAAGGCCCGAAGGATCACCTTGTCGTCCACCGCGACGCACTCGAACCGGAACAGCTTCCCCCCGCACACCACGAGCGGCTCCGGCCTTTTTGCCGCGAGCTCTCGCTCGAGCACGAACTCCACGTCGTCCACCGTCGCGGTTCTTCGCATTGTCGCTCCTAGGCATGTGATTCCTGTGTCCTGTTCGATCGACGGCGCCTGCTGGCGGTCGAGAGTTCCTGCCAGAACGTCTGTGGGTTTCCGCTCGCCGCGGTCGCGGCGAACACGATCAGCACCCTCGCCGGCCGCTGCCAGGTCGAGGGCGGCTTGTCGATGTCGTCGACGTACTTGTTCACGAAGCCGCGCCCGCCGGCGGCGCGGAGCACGAGGTCCGTGGCGCGGTCGATCTGCTCGCCGGTCAGACCCTCGATGACCCGCCTCTCCACCTCGTCGTCCTGCCTGCACAGGCGACCGACCGCCTCCGGGTCGGCGCCGCACGGCTCGACGAGCCGGTCGCCCTCGACCTCGAGCTGGAACCCGCCGGGGCGGTCCGGAGTCCTGCCGACGATCCGCAGGCGGCTCTGGAAGTGCTCGGGCACCGAGCAGGCGAACGCGACGGCGTCCTTCTCGCTCGTGAAGCGGTGCGCCGTGCTGTAGAACGTGTCGCGCTTGTCGGGCACCAGGACGTCGTACGTCGCCGATCCGGGGCCGGCGGATGCCGCGACCCTCAGCTTCTCGTACCGCTCGAGCACGTCGGCGATCGGGGCGTCGTCTCCCCTGCGGGCGTTCCGCGAGTCCGTCACGGCCTTCCGGAACATCGCGGCGTCGCGGGCGGTGATCTCGTCCACCCAGTGCTGGAGCGCCACGGCGTCGGTCCTCGACTTCCACCGCGGGAACAGCGAGACGACGAACTGCACGATCTCCTCCGCCTCGCGCCTGCTGGTCATGCTCCCCTCGCCTTCGACAAGATCTCGCTCACGTTCACCTGCGGCTCCTCGGCCGCCTGCTTCCTGCCGCCCCACGCCTCCCTCGGCTCGGTCCAGAAGTCGTTGGCCAGCAGGGTCGTCGGTGCCCGGAAGTAGGCGCCGGAACCCTCCGGGCTGGCGAAGTACGCCCTGAACGCCTCGACGAGCCCCTGCTGGGACGCGCCGCGTCCCATGGCAGCGATGCACTCGCTCAGGAAGTCCATCCGGTTCCGCTGCTGCGCCGCCGGGAGCGACTGGAAGATCGGGAACACCGTCGAACGCATCGCGAACTGGTCGGATGCCGTCACGTCGGCCGCTCGCGTCGGGAGCTGCTCCGCCCGCAAGGGGGTAGGGGGTTTGTATTTCCCTGTTGTTCCTTCTGCTTCTGCTTCTGCTTCTGCTTGCGTGATGTCACGCGCTCGCGTCACGCTTTTGGCGCTCGCGTCACAGAGAGAACCAGAAACCAAAGGCTCAGAGTCAGATGCAGATACAGATACATACTGCATGGGCTTATTCTGCTTACTCTCAGCAGAATCAGCAGAATCAGCCGCGGAAGATGACGCAGCCGCTCGCCTCCGCTCCTTGTAGTTCCTCTGCGCCACCCGGTTCTGCTCTCGCCGGTCCTCCTCGTTCTTGATCCGGCGGTACTTCCCGTGGTTGACGATCTGCCACCCCCAGTTGCGGTGCTCGTCGAGCCGGACGATCCGCCTGCCGCCCATCTCCTGCGACCTCGATTCGATGTCCGGCGCCTCGAGATTGGCGATCGCCGCCCATACCTCGTCGACCGTCAGGCCCGTCTCGTCGGCCATCGTCCTCGGGTGTCGATCGACGGTCCCGTCCTTGGACGCGAATGCCAGCATGTTCGTGAACACGAGGATCTCGTGGGCACGACCTCGCATGGTCCCCTCATACAACGATGCAAAGAGCTTACCGTACATGAGAATCATCATACATGCTGATAGTCAGCGTGTCAAGCTAAAACAGCTTTGGCGTCGCCTTCGCCGCGTTCTTGATCCCGACGTTCTCCTCGTCCTTGTGCCGGAACGACGAGCAGATCGGGCGGCCGTTCTCGGTGTGGCGGAGCTGCGGCGGCGTCCGCTGGGCGGTGCCGGCCAACACGGGCTTGGCGATGATGCACTCGCCGCCGGCCCAATACCGGCAGGTGGGGCACTTCTCGGCCAGCCCCTTGAGGAGCTCCGGACGATCGATGATCGGGAGCCCCTGTCGGTCCTCCCGGACGGGAACGTGCGGGATCGTTCTGGACATGGCGGGTTCCACGGGGAACCGCCGGACGCGGTCCTCACCAATACCGGCCAAGGAGTCGGGAGGACCGCGGTCGCGGCGGGGGGGCTGGAATGTGAATGGTCCCTTGGCCGGGAGACGCAGGATACCACGAAGGCACGTGGGTTCAAGCCCGATCGAATCAGATCTCCACCCGCATCGCGCCTTTCTCCATCGCGCGGCCGAGCGGGCTCCGGTCCTTCCAGCCGGCGGCCTCGACCTCGTCCGAGGTCATGCCTTGCGGCAGGATCGGGTTGGCGGGGCGACGGCCGGTGCGGGCGAACTTCACCACGCGGTCCGGGGCGATGCCGCGGGCTCGGAGGTTCTGCCCGAGCACCGCGATGTAGAACCGAAGCGCCCGCTCGATCGTCATGGGCAGCCGGGTCCGCGCCTCCGCGATCGCCGAGGCGCCGACGTTCAGCTCCGGGTCGGCGTCGCAGAACAGCCAGATCAGGGCGTACTCGAGGGAGCACGCCGCCCACGCCAGATCCTCCCGCCTCCGGTCGAGGTTCCGCTCCACGTTCGCGGCGTACTTGCGCCTCCACTTGGCCATCGGGACGTCGTCGGAAAGCCCGAGCGCCGCGAGCGCCATCATCTCGTCGAGCGACAGGATCCCGTTCGCCTGGTCCCATTCGTTGCACACGCGGCGCAGCCGGTCCCTCGCCTCGTCCCTCGCGGTGCGGGACTTCTGCCACTTGCGGTCGGACTGCGTGTCCGGCTCGAGGAACCTGGAGATCCGCGAGCGGACCCCGGTGCTCCTGGCGGTCAGCCCGGACGGCATGATCCGCTTCGCCGACAGCAGGTGGTCGACCATCGTCAGGCGGGCGTTCCTCTCGGCGCGGGACATGCGCACCCCCGCCGGCGGCGCGATCGCGCTCTCCTTGACCGCCTGCAACCTTCGCGTCCCGGCCCTGCTCAGCTTCGGCATCGTGTTATGCTAACGACCGAATGCCAACAGCAGAACTCAACGGAGAGTCCACGATCGCCCGCGCCGACCGATGCGCCCGCGACGTGAACCGCGTCGTCCTCCCGCGCGGCATCGCGATCTACGCGCTGCGCGACCCCGCCGACGAGATGCAGGGCGTGATCCACCTGCCCAACCAGGCGCAGCGGATCAAGACGACCGCGACCATCGTCGCCGTCGGCCCCGACGCGAAGGGCGTCTCGATCGGCCAGCGCGTGATCCTGCTGGGCGGCTACAAGGTCGAGCTCGTCGTCTCCGGATGGAAGCTCGAGATCGTGTCCGAGGACGACATCGGCGGCGTCATCGTGCCCGGCGCCGAGCTCTAGGCCGGCCACCGCTGCCCGCCACCGCCACCGGCGGCAGCCGCCGCGGCGTAGCCGTCGGCGTACCCGCTCGCCACGCCCATCATCTGCCGCAGCGCCTTGATGAACTCGTCGACGATCAGGCGGGCGCCGTTCGCGTTCGGATGCACGCGCTCGTACTGGCCGTACAGCGGGCACTCGATCCAGTTCTGGTGCACGCCGGGCTCCTGCCCCGCGGCGCTGGCGACGAGCCCGAGGTGGGCGAAGTTGCGGCCGGCGTAGGTGACGCCGTGCCCGCGCTCGTAGTCTGTCTTGGCGGGGTCGTACGCCAGGTCGAGGGTGAGCCACTTCGCCGCGTGACTCACCGGGGTCTGTCCAGCGGAGGTTGCCGTCTTGCACCGATACCAGTGGGTGTCGGTGTACCCCATCACGTCGCCGACGGCGTATGCGACTCCAGCCCCGTATGCCCCGGTGTAGTTTCCGTCCGGCACCCAGTTCAGCGTCGCCTCGAACCACTGGTGCACGTTGATCGAGGTGTTGGCGACGACGACGTTGGTCTTGGCGTTGGCGACGACCTTGGCGACGCCCGCGGCCTGCCGCCAGTTGGTCGAGTACGTCGCCTCGGCGCTGCCGAACACGGGCTCGTGCGCAATCCAGATGATGACGGGAACCTCGGTGCCGACGCCCATCTGTGCGCGGTGATAGTCGACGCCGTCGCCGAGATAGGTCTCCCACTGGGCCGCGGTGTGCTGGCCCGCCGCGAGGTCGTTGACGTCGAAGGCGAGGACGATCAGATTGCACGGCTTGGCCGCGTGCATGGCCTGGAGCCACGGACTGCAATCCGGGTTCACCGTCTGCATCGACTCGATGCGGGCGCTGCCGCGCCCGATGCCGACGAACCCGATGCCCTTCGTCTCGCTGGACTCGATCCAGCAGCCCCCGACCTCGCATGCGTCGACGTCGCTGCAATTGACCTTGATGATGTAGAACTCGTCCGTGTCCCCGGCCTGGTAATCCGAGACGTAGGACGTGACGAGATAGGTCGACGTCTCGAGCAGCGCGTTCACGCCGCTGTAGATCTCGGTCTGGCGCACCGTGGTGCCGGTTTCGCTGACGGCCCCGGATGCCTTGCCGAGGACGTAGACGTACAGGTCCGTCGTCGTGACCGGGTTGCTGCAAACGAACACGCGGCCACGGAAGGTCTTCGTGCGGTCCCACTTGTTGAGTCCGCGGACGCCCGCCACCGGATCGACGTCGCGCGCCTCCGGGTCGAAGCCGAACCAGCAAGCGCCGGGCGTCGAGAACAGCGGCGCGCGAAGCGTCCCGACGAACGTGCCGGTGTTGGTCGGATCGTGGAGCGGAAGCTGCCTCGCGTACGTCGTGGCGAGCCCGGTGTTGAGCGCGTTCGAGTAGTTGCCCAGCATGAACGGGCTGCGGACCGACGTGAACGGGTACGGCGGGCAGAACTCCGTGAACGGAATGTTCCGGTGCGTCGTGAGCGTCGGCAGCAGCAGGCGCAGGCACGCCAGCCGCACGAGCCCGGCGCCGCCGGGAGCCGTTCCGCGCGAGTCGAAGAACCCGTAGATCGCCACGCCCTCCGTCTCCGCGAGGTTGAGCGCGTCGCCCACCGCGCGGATCGATGCGTCGGGTCCGTCGACCAGCGGGACGGCCAGGAAGTCGTCGTATGCCATGGAGCCCGATGATAACCCCGCTTGGCGCGCAGACGCTTCGACGTAGACTACGGCCGAGCACGCACACGGAGACAGCGCATGGCACTCAAGCCCTCGGCCCCGACAGCAGCCGCCCCGTACATCTACCTGTGGACGGCGGCGAGCATGGACCTGACATCCACCACCGCGAACACGGCGCCAGCGCTGCTCGGGACGCTGCCGGCCGGCGACAACTCGGCGTGGGCGCCGATCATCGCGTGCGACAGCTCCACGGCCAACGACGTCGAGATGACGCTGTGCCTCGTGGACAACGCGGCCTACGCGGGCGCGGTGATCTGGGCGCAGCCGATCGTGTTCGCCTCGTCGAAGAAGCGGCAGGCGGCGGGAAACGGGAGCGGCCTGTACCTCATGTATCCGTCCGGCACGTACTACGCGGCCGACCTGCGGGGGGTCAACGCGAAGGACCGCGCCTGGTACCTCTGCTGCTCGGCGCTCGGCGCAACCGCCACGCAGGTCGCGCTGGTCCAGCACATCACGCTGAGGGCCGTCTAGTTGCCGAGGAGCCGCAAGCTGGACTCGTCGGCGGCCGTCGCCGACAAGCACGCCAAGGGCGCCGGCTTCGAGCCGCCGTTTGTCGCGGGGTCGCCGCCGCCTCAGATGCGCGCGCCGTCGTCGACGCCGATGTCCGGCGACAAGTTCAACGTCGAGTGGTTCGCCGAGTCGCTCGCGCTGCTCAACAGGTTCCAGGTCGACTACTGGAACTGGTGGGGCCGCGCGTGGCCAGAGTACCGCGAGCAGATCCAGACGCTCATGGCGATGGCCGAGGCGTGCGGCGTCGACCTCCAGCGCTACGCGCCCGAGACGCTGAGCATCACGGACCTCTCCCGCATCGACGACGCGCTCTCGCTCTCCGACGAGCAGATCTCGGCGATGATCAGGCAGATCAACGACAGCGCCGCGACCGCGCTCCGGATGCTGCCGGACGTAAAAAAAAAATCGTGGCTCTCGTCGCTCGCTCGGATCAGGGCGATGCAGGAGATCTGCCGCGACCCGATCCCGCGGGCGGCGATCAAGGCGGGGCTTGACGACGCGCTCCTGGAGGCGTGGGAGCTGACGCACCCGCTGCGGTTCATGCTCTACTGCTGGCGCTCCGACCTCAACCAGTCCGGCGGCCAGAAGGTGCTGCCGGACACGCCGGACCACATCGTCGAGGCGTGCCTCACGGTCGAGCTCGCGCAGCGTGCGCGAGACCAGCGGCACGACGTGAAGGGCGCGATCGTCACGATCCCGCCGAGGCACGGCAAGACGTCGTTCGTGCAGGCGCGGCGAGCGCTGCGCATCTCCCGCAACCCGTGGTCGCCGTTCGGCATCGTGCACGCGAACGACGAGATCGCCGCCGACCGCGTCGCCGGCGTGAAGGAGTGGTTCGACGACGACCACCCGACCGGCAGGCGCCGCGCGGCGCTGTATCCCCGCGTGCGGCTGCACCTCCGCAGGTCGAAGGCGAAGGACACCATCGTCGTCACGCTCGACGGCGAGATCGTGTGCTCGGCGAAGGAGGGCAACTACCGCGGCCACGGCGTGCACGCATCGGTGCAGGGCATCACGCTGCACGAGATCGACTTCGACGACCCGGTCGAGGAGCGCGAGCGCCGGGAGCGCGGTTCCCGCGAGCGCACGAACGCCGCGTTCCACCAGACCTGGCTGTCGCGCCTCACCGGCAAGACGTCGTTCTTCACGCTCATCTCGACGTGCTGGCACCCCGACGACGTGACCGGCGGCTTGACGAAGATGGCCCGCAGCGGCGCGATGAACGTCGCGATGTGCAACCTCCCGTGCGGCGGGGCGCCGGACTTCAAGCCGCTGTGGCCCGGCGCCGGATACGACTCGGCGTTCCTGCGCGGCAAGTTCCGCACGCTCACGCCGCCGGTGTATGCGTGCATCTACCAGAACAACCCCGACGACATCTCGGGCCGCAAGATCAGCCGGCTGCACTACTACCCGTCCCGCATGTGGACGCACCCGGACGAGCGCGACGAGGCGTGGTCGCAGTTCTTCTCCGACCCGGCGACGCTGTTCTACCTGTCGCTCGACCCCTCGGGCAGCTCGAACGTGAACAGCAACCGCGCCGGCATGCTCTACAGCGCGTTCGGCCGCCTGCTGCGGTACAGGCCCGACGGCATCGGCGTGCGCGTCCCGACGCTCGTGTTCCTGCGCTGCTGGTCGCTCACGCTCAGCCAGCACGGCCTGGCCGACGAGGTGCTCGCGTTCGTGGGCACCGGCGCCAAGGTCGACCGCGTGCTCGTCGAGACGACCAGCGGCTTCCACGCGACCGCCGAGGAGCTCGTCCGCCGCGGCATCCCCGCGAACAAGGTGCTGTCGCTGGTCCCCGGCACGGGAACGAAGGTGTCGCGCCTGCTGCGGTACGCGCTCTACATCGAGGCCGGCGACGCGATGTTCCCCGGCGAGCCGACCGCCGACGAGGGCGGCAACGCGGTGCTGTCGTACGGGACCGACTGGGAGCGCACGGTCGACCAGCTCCTCCTGGCCGGCATGTCCGACGACGACGAGATGATCGACGTGATCCGGCAGCAGCTCGGCGAGGTGGCGCACGAGCTCGTGGCCGCGCACGGGTGGGACAAGCTGGACAAGGCGCTGCCCGCGAAGGCCGATGCGCAGGTGCGCGCGCTCGACAAGTTCTATCGTTCGCTGACGAAGGCGAGGCAGGAGCGCCCCCGTCGCACGCCGGGCTCCGCGTTCGGTTCGTTCTCAACAAGCAGGGTTCTCAATGCCAACTGACCTGTCGACCGCGGCCGTCGTCGCCGCAATCCTCGTGTTCTCGTCCGGCATCGTCGTCGCGCTCGCCGCCATGCGGTCGGCGGCGCTCGCGCAGCGCGACCTCCGCTCGATCGCCCGCGAGCAGCACGAGTCGCTCATGCACTTCCACCGCGCGGGCCAGTCGCTCGCGTCGCACAACCTCGAGATGCAGCGCGTCGACCTGGCGATGAGGATCGAGGAGAACCGCAAGAAGGGGCTGGAAATTCGCGCGATGGAGATGGCCCGCGAGCCGGAGGCCGGCGCGGCGCAGGAGGCGCGGACGAGGTTCGGGCCGAACGGCAAGGTTGTCGGGATCGACGACGATCGACTCTGAGGAGTGTGACGGATGTCCCGCTACGCAACACCACGCGAGCTGCTCGAGCACGTCGCCACCGTCCGCCGCGAGGCGAACGTGCTGCGCGCGAGCTGCGCGCTGCGGCAGTGCATGTCGATGGCGTACTGCAACGGCCGCCACTGGCAGGACGCCCGCGTCGAGCGCGGGTCGAACGCCACGTCGGTCGTGTCGTGGGACGACGACTGGAACCTCCGCTCGAACGAGATGCGCGTCACGGACAACCGCATCGGCCCGCTGTTCCGGCAGATCCGCGCATCGACCAACGCGGCCGGCGTCGTGGCCAGCGTGCAGCGGCAGGAGTGGGACCGCGGGTTCGAGAAGGACGAGATCGCCCGGAGCGCGAAGCTGCTGCTCGACGGGCTCTCGCAGTCCGCGGCCATGACCATCGCGTACCGCGGCGCCTCGTCGCTGCGGTGGACCGCCGGGTCGTCGCTCATCGTCATGCGCACGGTGCGCCGCACGTCGCGCGTTCCCGCCGACGTGGCGACGCACCCCGACGGCTCGCCGGTCGTCGTGGACGACTCGTGGGTGCGGTGGCGCAGGGCGCCGACGACGGACCTCCTGTGGGATCCGGCCAACATCAGCGCCGACCTGGACGAGCACGAGATCCTGATCCTCGAGCAGGCGATGACGGCGCGGGCGTTCGAGCGCGAGTTCGGGCCGCTGTCGCAGTGGGGCCTGGACGCCAAGATGCTCCCGAGGATGAGCGCGATCGCGCCGCACTACGTGACGGCCGCGAACGTCGCCGGCAGCTCGATGTACGGCGCGTACGCGGCGCAGTCGAGCACGCCGGCGCTGCGGGTGCTCACGGTGTGCGAGCAGTCCGTCGACGGCGCGCCCGGCCGCTTCCCGTGCTGCTGGCACATCATCGACACCTCGCCGTCGAGCTCCGCCAACGTGGAGTCGACCGGGATCGTCGTCAACTGGGACAACCCGTACGGGCAGTGGGGCGGCTGCGGCCGTCCGTTCGCGAAGCTGGACGCCTTCCGCCGCGACGACCGCGTGGACGGCGACGGCATCCCGTCGATCCTCGCGCCGGCGAACGACATGCTCAACATCGCGAGGAGCATCCAGTTCCAGCAGATGGTCGCGGTCGTGCACGGGCACTGGATCGTCGACGGCCGATCGGTCGGGTCGAAGGAGGATTTCCTGGCGCAGCTCTCCGACGGCGTCGGCGGGGTGCTCACGTACAACTCGCGCGACGGGCAGGCGCCTGCGCCGCAGTTCGTGCACCCTCAGCCGCCCGACCAGACGTGGCCGATCATCGCGTCGGACATCGTGCAGGGCATGATGGCGTCGGTGCACCAGACGCAGCAGTCGCTCGGCATCGCCAAGACGCACGTGCCCGGCGACGTGCAGATGCAGCTCCTCGAGAACAGCGGCGCGGTCGTGGACCAGGTGGTCGGCGACGACGTTGAGGAGCTGTCGTCGCTGCTGGCCGTGACGCTCGGGACGATGCGCAGGAAGTTCGAGCAGCCGAACATGGCGCTCGCGCACCTCCGCGACCAGCACGGCTTCGACAAGGACGACCTGCTGAACGTGCTCGAGATCGACCCCGACTCGCTGGGGCTGGTCGTTCGCGCGGAGATGTCGTCGATCGCCGGACGGTCCGTGGCCGAGCGGAGGAACGAGATCATCGGCGCGATGCAGGTCGGGCAGATCACGCCGATGCAGGCGTCGCTCGCGCTGGCCGACGAGCTCGGTCGCCCGATCATCCGAGAGCACAAGGAGGCGGCGGAGTTCGCGCGGGCCGGCGTCCGGTTCGTCGTGGACGGACACGACTGGCCCGGCGTCCCGTCGCTGGACGCGAAGGTGTTCGAGTCGATGGCCAAGAGCGCCACGTACCGCCTTCGCCTGAACGATCCCGACGACGTCGCGGTCATCCAGCGGCTCGAGACGGCGGTCCAGGTCCAGAACCGCGTCGCGGCGGAGAACGCCGGAATGCAGGCGCCGCTGCTGGCGACCGCAGGCGGCGCGCCTAACAATCGTCAGACGGCTCAGGGTGCGGGCGGGGCGCAGGGCGCGCCCGGCTCGATCGACCCGACAAGCAGTCCGGTAGGCGCGGCGGGCGGTCTGCCGCTCGGTCTGCCGCCGTCGATGGCCTAGGAGAAGAAGCGTGTGGATCAACACCAACAAGATGCGCTCCCCCGAGGGCGCGGACGGAGGCGGCGCGTCGGCTTCGGCCGGCGCTGCGTCTCCCACTCCGTCGTCGAGCGGGGCCGCGTCGAGCGGTCAGCAGCCGGGCACGCCGAGCGCGTCACCCCAGCAGCATGCCGCGGGAGGCGATCGACAGGCGGATGAACGGGCAAGGCAGCAGCAGGCGCAGCACACCCAGCTCTGGCAGAAGCTCAACAGCCAAGGCGTCAAGTCGGAATCCGACTTGCTACAGCGGCTCGAGATCGCCAGCAGGTTCGCTCCGCTCGCAACCGACCCGCGCGCGAGCAAGGTGCTCGAGGCGCTGGCGGCGCCGCCGGCCCCCGATCCGGCCACCCTGCCGCTCACGCCGGCGACCATCGCACAGGTGGTCGACCAGCGGTTCGCGGCGCACGACCGACAGGTGCAGGAACGGGATGCGCGGGCGCAGCTCGAGCGCGCGATCGCCGACGAGCAGCGGCTCGTCGACCAGGCGTTCGGCGACCAGCGGTTCGCGAAGCTGACCGGAGGCAAGACGTTCGAGCAGTGCCGCAACGGAGAGGCCGGAGTCCCGGCGCTCATGGCGGCGCTGCTCGTCGACGAGATGGTGTTCAAGGCGACCACCCGCGCCGACGGCGGCAGGGTTCCGCTGACCGACGCCAACGCCATGAAGTCGGTGGCGGACTCCGTGTTCAAGGAGCTCTCGTCGTTCCGGGCCGAACTGCTGCTCGCCGCATCCGGCGGACAGCAGGCGAACGGGACTCCTGCGGGCATTCCCGCGGGAGCCGCGGTCGTCGGCCAGCCGAGCGGGCAGTCCCCGCAGTCCGAGCGAGAGGCGCGGCAGCGCGCGGCGCAGGACACGTTCCGCAAGGAGTTCGAGCGCATGAGCGGGCAAGGGGTAGTCGCCTAGCAACGAAGGAGACAGCATGCCCATCAATCCAATCGACGAGGTCACGTCGCTCATGGCGGCGTGGTACTCGACGTTCAAGATCCACTACGCCCCGCAGGTCATCGACCGGGCCAAGCGCCACGGCCAGACGACCCGGATGTGGCAGTCGAAGTCCATGCAGCTCGACGGCACGCGCATGGAGATCGAGATGAAGCGGTACCACAACCGCGGCGCGCAGGTGAGCAACAACCTCATGGCTCCGCAGCCTGCGCACAAGCCGGGCAAGTTCGACCGGCTGCGCATCCACTTCGACCACACCGACCCGACGAACAACGACTTCCTGCTCGTGCAGGGAGGGCTCACCACGACCTTCTACGACATGCTCAAGCTCAAGGACAGCATGTTCAAGCCCGGCTCGAACGGGATCACGAAGGACATGGACGAGCTGGTCGACGACGTCGGCGAGACGATCAAGAAGCTGCCGCACCTCCCGAGCGACGGCCGCTTCGGCGTCATCGCCACGGGCGGCAAGGTCAACGACGACCACAACGTGTTCGCGTCGATGACCGCGTACACGAGCGGATCCACGCACTGCGCCCTCAAGCTCACGGCGGGCTCGATCGCGCTGATCGGCGAGGGCGAGAACCTCGAGATCCGCAACTCGAGCGGCGTGCTGCTCGCGAACAACGTGAAGGTGGAGCGCGTGTTCCCGTACGAGAAGGTGCTCAACATCAGCCTGACGAGCGACTCGGCGAACCAGGCCGGCGCGCTGGTCACCACGCTCGACGCGCTCGCGGCGACGGACGTGCTCTACAAGAACGGCTGCTACAACCAGTCGGTCAAGGGCTCGCTGTCGCACCTGTTCACGATCTCGGAGACGTGGTTCCGCGACGAGAACGGCAACGCGATCGACCGCCTGAGCACGCTGCACAAGCAGCTCCTCCCGCACACGATCCAGGCGGACACGTCGGAGACGGACCTCAACGAGAACCACCTGCGCGCGGTCGGGGAGACGGTGGCCCACACCGTCGCCGACGGCAACGCGGAGGTGTCGCGCATGGTCGTGATGGCGCGCGACGGCTACAACGGGCTGACGCGGCTCCAGCGCGACGAGCGCATCCGCCTCATCCCGGCCCTCGAGTCCGAGGTCGGCCGCAAGCTGAACCTCGCGTACGGCTTCAACGGCTACGTGTTCCACGACCCGAACCTCGGGACGCTGGCCGCGGTCGTCGACGACTTCGCGCAGTACGGCCGCATGCGGTTCCTCGACCGCAACGACTGGGCGCTCGTGTCGCCCACCGGCGTCGGCGACTTCCAGTTCCTCCCCGGCGGAACCGTCGGCAACATCTGGTTCGTCCTGCCCGAGTCCGACGGGACGCAGACCCCGTCGTTCCGGTACGCGGCCCGCGGCTTCGCGGTCGTGTGCCAGATCTGCGACTTCCCCGCGAACCAGGTCGAGCTGACCAACCTGAACACCGCCGCGTAGTCCGCGGCGCAACATCCTCTTTTCTCTCAAGCGACAGGCCGGGTATGTTTCCCCGGCCTGTCGCGCATTCACAAGGAGAACATGGCATGGCACAGAAGGCACGATTGGTCCTCGAGACTTCGGAGATCGGCGACCAGGACGCGATCTTCCGCTTCGAGTGCAAGCGTCGCGGGAGGATCCAGCTCCACATGGACCTCCGCAGCCAGTGCATCGAGGTCGTCGACGACGAGGTCGCCGCCCCGGTCGTCGATCCGGTTCCTGCGGGCGCGACGAAGGTCGCCGAGGCGATGGAGTCGGCGAAGCTCCCCGACAGCACGTGGTCGTACGACGACGTGCTCCAGTTCATCGTGGCGAACGACGTCCCGACTCCGGATTCGCCGAACCGCCGCCAGCTCTCGAAGGCGCGGCTGCTGCTCGCGATCCAGACGTGGGACGAGGGACGCAAGGCCCCGGCGGGTCCGTCCGCGTGAACCGCCTCGCTCCCTGGAACCTCGACGAGCGCATCGTCGGCCGCGGCATCCCGTCCGTCGGGCAGGAGCGCCTCGCGGCGCGGCTGCGTCCGCACGGGATCCGTCTCGCGTGGCATCCGAGGCGGGAGGTGTTCGTCACGTGGCGCGACCGCGGACCGACGACGTCCCCGCTGTGGTATCCGCTCGAGATGGGTCGGTCGTTCTGGCCGTTCACGCACGGCGTCTCGGGCCTGATCCTCGATGGCGTGCGCCTCGCCGACGCGCACGCGAAGGACGACCGCGCCGCCGCGCTCGACGTGTGGGAGCGCCGGGCGCGGGACGTAATCAAGCGCGAGCAGCGCGACTGGATCGAGGAGCGCATGCCCGACTTCATGGCCGACATGCACAGGGCGTACGATCTGCTCAAGGACGGGCCGCGAGCGTCGCGCCCCGTGTTCGCCGACCTCGGTTCCCCTCGATAGGAGCCCTCAGATGCCCGTCGCACCCAGCACCCGCAACAAGATCCCGCAGCCGCTCCGCGGCTCGGGTCCGATCCCGTTCCCCGCGCTGATGTCGTTCGATCCCCGCTACGTCGGCCTGTGGGAGCGGTTCGACCGTCTCGCCGGACTCAAGACGGTGTGGGACTACAACGCGACCGAGGACAACACCGAGGTCGAGGTCACGAACACGCTGACGCTGGACTGGCAGCTCGCCGGCACCGGCACGCCGACGTGCACGCGGTCCACGGCCGGCGGCGTCATCCTAACCACGACCAACTCGTCCGGCGACGATGCGTACCTCATCCCCAACGCGGCCAGCGGCGCGGCGACCAACGCCACGCAGTTCAACCAGCTCGTGTGGGACTTCGACCTCCAGAACGTGTTCTTCTGCGAGTTCGTCACCGGCGCCAGCGTCACGTCGATCAGCATGTTCGTCGGCTTCAAGGTCGACAACGACTGGGGCGTCGACGACGCCGACCTGTTCGGGCTGTCGCTGGTGTCGGCGAGCGACACGTCGTTCGCGATCGCGGCCCGGCGCAACAGCACGGACCTCTTCGACAGCAACAGCTACGGCGGCAGCGCGCAGACCCGCGTGTACGACACCGGCGTCGTGGCGGCGGTGAGCACGCGGTACATGGTCGCCGGCTTCGTCGACGCCCAGGGCTACATCACGTTCTTCCTCACCGGCGCCAACAGGGATCTGCCGTACGTCACGACCATCGACTCGCCCGGCATCCTCTCGGCGACGGCCGGCTCCTCGACCGGCGGGCTTCGCGGCGGCACGTCGAGCGTCCATCCGTTCATCGGCATCGAGACGAACTCGGCCAACGCGCGGACGATGCGCGTCCTCCAGGCCGGCTTCTGGCAGATGTACGAGTAATCGTCTGGACCGCCCGCACCCACAGGAGATCCAGACATGCCCACGGACATCCGATACGACCCCGCAGGCAAGCGGAATTCGGTCACGAACAGGCACGATCCCAAGCTCGCGACGGAGGCCGTGCGCCTCGCGTCGATGGTCGGCGACTGCACCGTGACCATCAGCGGAACGACGCTGACGATCCAGTTCTACGACATGAAGGGCCGGCCGTACAAGGGCTTCGTGCGCTTCCTGCTCGAGCAGCATGCGACCGTGCTCGGCAGCGCGCCGGTCACCAACACCAGCGGCGTGCTTCCGGCCGCGTCGAGCGCGCAGACCAAAGGCATCACGCTGCTGGCGCTGAGCGCCAACGACGCGGTGTTCTGCCTCACCGACGCCAACGGCCTGTTCGTCGGCACGCTCGGCGGCGCGGTGAGCAGCAACAACGTCATCACCGCCACCCCGTTCACGTCCATCTACAGCAGCGTGGCCCAGTAGGCGATGATCTTCGGCCAGATCGACCTCGGCGCCGCGGCGGAGACGGAAGCTGCAAAGTTTCCGTACCGCTGCGACGCCGAGGTCCACTTTTGCAACCGCAACGGCGCGACCGCCACGGTGCGACTCAGGGTGGTCCCGGCCGACGGCGCCGTCGGGAACGAGCAGTATCTCTGGTACGGGTTCACGATCGCGGCGGGCCGGACCTCGACGTGGGCGACGGCCCGCTACGAGAAGTCCGAGCGGGTCATGGTCTACTCGGACCTCGCCAACGTGAGCGTCAGCGTGTTCGGCAAGCAGGTGTCGCAGTGAGCTACGCCACGGAGATCAACACCGCGTCGGGCGATCCGCGCGCGCATCGCGACAACTTCGCGGCGCTGGTGACGCTGCTGGGGACCACGCCGCCGCTGGCGCACGCATCGACGCACGCGCCGACCGGGACGGACCCGCTGAACGTCCCGCTCATCGCGTACAAGTCGAGCGACCAGACGGCCATCGGGACGTCGTTCGCCGACGTGAGCGGCACCGGCCTCGCGGTGGAGGCGTCGAAGTCCTACCGCTTCGAGTTCTGGCTGCTCATGGACAGCGACGCCACCACCACCGGAATCGACGTCTCGGTCAACGGCCCGGCGTCCCCGACCGCGATCCACTACGAGGTGACCGCCTGGTCGTCGGCGTCGGCCCAGCGCGTCGCCGGCGAGAGCGCGTACGACACCGTCACCACCCCGAACGTCAACTCCAACGGCGCGACCACGCGCCTGTTCCGCATCCTCGGCGTCCTCGTCAACGGCGCCAACGCCGGGACGCTCGTCGCCCGCGCGAAGCGGGAGGCGGTCGGCAGCGGGCCAAACGCCCGCGCAGGCAGCTTCGGCATCGCGTGGAAGCTCAACTGATAGGATCACGGCATGACGCAGCAGCTCGCCCTCCACGGCTACAAGACGAACACCGCGGCGGTCATCTACGTCACGCTGCCGCATCCAACGGACGCCGACCTGTTCGTCACGAACCCGACGCTCGCCGCCGGCGACGCGAAGGTGTCGATCGACGGCGCGGCCTTCGCGAACCTCGGCACGCTCCCGGCCGTCACGCCCGCCGGCGGCGTCGGTGTGAAGATCGTGCTGTCGGCGGCGGAGATGAACGGCACCAACATCCTGATCTGCCTCAAGGACCAGACGGCGCCGGAGGAGTGGAGCGCCGTCACGATCCTGATCGCGTGCACGACCGTCTCGTTCGACGACCTCGTGCGCAGCACCACGCCAGCCAATTCGCTCACGGTCGACGCGAGCGGTCGCGTGGACGTCGGCAAGTGGCTCGGCACCGCCGTCACGACCGACGCGACGACCTCGCTGCCCGACGTCCACGTGGACGCGATCGGCAGCAGCACGGCCAAGGCGACCTCGCTCGGGACGGCGATCGACACGAGCAACAACGTCGTCAAGGCGGACGTGACCTACGTCTCGGGCGACAGCGCCGCCGCCGACAACCTCGAGGCCGCGCACGACGGGACCGGCTACGTCGGCGGCTCGATTCTCCAGAAGGTCGATGTTCGCCAGTGGGTCGGCACGACGACGACACTGGACGCAACCAGCAGCCTGCCCGACGTGAACGTGAAGTCGCTGGCCACGAGCACCGCGAAGGCGACGGCGCTGGCGGCGGCCGTGGACAGCGGCAACAACCGGATCGACGCCGACATCGAGGCGATCTCCGGCAGCACCGCCGCGGTCGCCAACATGCAGGACGACTACGACGGCACCGGCTACGCGGGCGGGACGATCCCCCGCAACGTGGACGTCCAGAAGATCAGCGGGGACGCCACCGCGGCGGACAACCTCGAGAGCTACTGCGACGGGACCACGCCCGCCCCGGTCAACGTCACGCAGATCAGCGGCGACGCGACGGCCGCCGACAACGCAGAGAGCGCCTTCGACGGCACCGGCTGGGCGTTCACCGCGTGCGTCATGCCGGTCACCACCTCGATCACCAACAGCGTCGTGCTCAACCTCACGTCCGCGATCGACGAGACGCCCGTCAGCAACTCGATCGGCGACTACATCTACAAGGCGGGCGCGTACGTCCGGAACCGCGTCGAGGTGAGCGGCGGCGTGCAGACCGTGTACGCCAGCGACTCCGTCACGCCCGTCAGCCAGCGCACGCAGAGCGCAACCGCGCTCGTGCCGGTGTAGTCGTCACGCCTCGGCGCCGATCTCCCGCCGCCTCGCCGTCTCCTCGCGGAAGCGTGGCCGGAAGCTGCGCGGCACCATGTCCACGTACCCGAGCTCCCACAGGCGCCGGTAGTGGTCCACCATCTCGCCCGCGAGCCGCGTGGCGTCCTCGGTGTCGCCTCGCCGCCGCGCCGACTTGATGCGCGACCGCAGCGAGTCGCCCGCCTCGACGGCGTTGAACTCGAACTGCCGCGACACGTCCTCGGGCGTGGTGATGTGCAGGCGCGAGCCGCCGAGCGCGATGCGGGCGATCTCCGCCGGCCAGTCGTTGATGCCTCGGTTCACGCGGTCGGCGATCGACGCGCCGCGGCGCCACGGCCCGAGCTGGTTGAGCAGGTAGTCGGCCCACGGGATCCCGCCGGGCACGTCGTTGCCGAGCGGCCGTCCCGAGTAGATCTCCCGCTGCGTCGCGATCTCGGGCAGCGCCTTGAGCAGCGGGTTGGCGCTCGACGTGACGTACTTGAGGAACTCGAAGAAGCCGTCGCCGCCCATCGTCGCCACGCCCGCCTCGAAGAGTTCCTGCGCAGGCGTGAGCGTCTTGAGCAGCGCGAACCGCATCGACGGATGCGCCCCGATCTGCACGCCGACGTTGTCCCGCAGCCACGTGGGCTGGAGCTCCAGCGGCAGCTCGTCCTCGGACTGGATGGCCTCGTCGATCGCGTGCCGCAGCTTCGGGAACGCGGCGCCGTACGAGGGATTGTCCAGGAAGTGCCGAACCTGGAGGCTCATGTTCCCCTTCATCCATCGGTAGAAGGGCCACACGAGCGTTCCCCACTTCTGCTCGGCGTAGGAGAAGTCGGAGAAGTCCACGTGCGCCCGGCGCGCCATGTCGACGGCGTGGTCGAGCGAGTTGCCCTGCTCGATCAGGTCGAGCGCCGTCATCACGCGCCACAGGTCGTCGGTACTCGCGTTGAACTGGAACCAGCCGCCGTAGAACTTGCCGAGCCGGCTCCCCTGCATCAGCTTGCCGAGCAGGCCGCTCGAGTCGGCGCCGGTGCGCAGGATGTTGGGGATCTCCATCATCGAACGCCCGGCGCTGGCCACGCCGCCGAGCACAAGCAGCTCCTTGAGGTCGCGCCCGGAGATCATCGTGCCCTTGAGGTCGAACATCCGGCGGTCGATCCTCGTCCCGCCACGCTTCACGTCGTTCACGATCGACATGGCCAGCGGCGCCAGCGCGGGCCAGCGGCTCGGGCGGGAGCCGCCGATGAGCCAGCTCATCAGGCCGCCGGAGATCATGTTGCTCGTCCACCACGCGGGCGACGCGAACAACTGCGCCGCCTTCCACCAGTTCTGGACGACCTGGATGCCGCGGAACATCCCCGTGAGGTCGGCGTCGCTCGATAGCTTGCGCGCCATGTCCTCCACGTCGTCGGCGAGCGCGACCGGCCAGTAGTAGTGGTCGATCACGTCCTCGGAGATCGGGAACCTGAGCCGCATCTTCGAGATCAGTTCCCGCTTCACCGGGCGGTACTCGAGGCCGTCGATCACGACGGTCCCCTTGCTCGCGCCGCGCTGCATGGCCGCGACCTCGTCCCGCGTCCGCAGCTTCACGTACGGCGCGATCTCCTCGGCGAAGCGCGCGCTGGCGCGGGCCTCGAGGTGCTGGCCCATGCGGCGGGCGAAGTTCGTCAGGATGTCCTCCTCGAACACCGTCTCGGCGAGGATCGACGCGCCGGACTTGAGGAAGTCGTCCCGCATGTAGTTGAGCATCTGCGGCGACGTCGGGAACTCCTCCGGCATCCACGGCGCGACCGATGCGTCGCCGCCGGGCAGGCCGAGCAGGTGTCGGTCGCCTGCGGTCATCAGGTCGTTGCCGGCGTTGCGCTGCCGCCGCAGGAAGTCCCGGCGCCAGCGCTCGAACGCCCACGAGTCGTCGTTGACGTTGTGCGCGTTGAGCTCGCCCGACCAGACCCAGTGGTCGCGGTCCACGTGCGCCCTCGCGAGGAGCTCCTGGATGGCCGGGGACAGGGCGCCCTTGTCGGCCCGCGTCGCCAGCTTGAGGATCAGCTCCTCGTTCTCCGGTCCCCACAGGATGCGGTTGGTGGCGCGCCGCAGTCCGAAGCGCGGGTTCGTCGAGAGCCGCCCGGTGGCGCCGGCGGGAACGGCCTCGCCGAGTCGCCGCAGCGAATCGACGTGGCTGGCGCGTGCGCCCTCGGTGAAGCCGATGGGGATGTACGCCAGCCGCGGCAGGTCGTCGGGCAGCAGCCCGAGCCCCGTCTCGATCTGCTGCCAGTCGTTGAACGTGCGCCAGATGTGCTGCGCAACCTGCTCGAAGCCGGGATCGCTCCGCAGCTTCGCGAAGGCGTCGGAGTTCTCGGCGGCGATGCGGTGCAGGATGTCGTCGCGCAGCGGTCCGACCACCCCGCGCTCGTCCTGCGCCACGGCGATCTCGAACACGCGGTGCGTCAGCGCCTGCTTGAGCGACTTCGGCTCGACGCCCGTCTCCTTGATCGAGGCGACGACCATCTTGTTGATGTGGTTGACGGCCCTCGCCTTCGCGATGCGCGCCTGGTCCTCCGACTCGAAGCCGTAGCGGCGGGCGAGTTGCTTCATGCGCCGGTCGCTGTTGAGGTTGAACGCCGTGCGGGATCGCCGCATCGTCTCGTTGAGCGACTGGAGCCAGCGGAACGGCCGCTTCTCCTCGATCGCGCGGATCTCGTCGTCGATCGGCTTGAGGAGCGCCGCCGCGGTCGCGGCCGATTCCTCGGCGGCGGCGCGGCCCTTCGCCACCGTCTCCGCCAGGTGGGCGACCGACTCGGCCTCGGCGCCGGCGAAGCTCGCCTGGTCGGCGATGCCCTCGGAGATGCGCGTCATGTACGCGAGGTTCTCCCGACTTCGCCGCGTCATGTCCCACGGCAGCATCGAGCCCGGCTGCGACGCCTTGTACTCGAACCGGAGCCCCGACGCGGCGGCGATCCGCTTTCGCGCCCAGCGGCTCGTGCCGACGACGAAGTGCCGGTCGCCCTCCATGTGGCCGACCGAGCGGCCGAACGTGCCGGCGGCGAGGCCGTCCCTCGTGCGGGGCGCCTGCACCCGCGCCGGCTGGATCACGACGTAGTCCGATGGCGTCAGCAGTTGGGGGACGAGCTCGGCCTCGCTCGGGTTCACGCCTGCGGCGCGGAGGTCGTTGGCCGACACGAGGTCGCCGCCGTGCAGGTAGACGCGGCGGTCGCCGGCCGGGCTCGCCCGCCGCACCGCCGCCTCGAGCGTCGGGCTGAACCCGAACACCTGCCGCTCGATGTCCCCGATCAGCGACCTTCCCTGCCGCCGCGCCTGCCTGGCGTTGATTCCGAGCTGGCGACGCAGGTAGTCCACCGCCGACTGCTGTCGCGCCAGGCCCTCGGTGTCCTTCGCCGGGATGCGGCGGCCGGCCTCGTACAGCGCCCGGTCCACGTCGTTCGTGAACTGGAGGTCCATCGATGTGCTGCGCCCCTTGTTGGAGACGCGACGGTCGCGGGCCTTGGGAAGGTCGATCGATCCGAACAGCGGCGGCTCGGGCCGCAGCGCCGCCGACCGGCCCTCCGGAACCCGGATCGTGTGCCGGACGACGCTGCCCATGTCCTCGCCGGCCCGGCGGATGCCGGTGCTCGTCAGGGACATCGAGCCGCCGACCAGCGACACCGGGTCGCCGTGGACGCGGACGAACCCGGCAAGCTGCCCGCCAGCCGGGTCGATGCCCCCGGCCCGGTGAAGCTCCTGCCATGTGTCGCCGACCGATGCGATCAGGCGCCGGAGCACGGCGTCGATCGCCGGGGTTCCGGTTTCCGGGTCGGTCCCGGAGGCCACGGCCCGCCCGACCCATGCCCCGATGCCCTCGGCCAGCCGGTCGGTGTTGCCGACGGGGATGCGCAGGGTCGCGCCGATCTGGTGGATGCGGCGCCGATGGGAGCCCATCGTCTGCCGGACCAGCTCCGTTGCGACCGTCTCGGCGAACCCCTCGTAGGTCGGCGCCGTCGAAGCCGCCCCCATGGCGCGTGCCGCCTGGTCAAGCAGGACGCCGCCTGGGGCGTTCGCCCGATCGAACCACTCGTCCGGCCTTCCGCCGGTGAACGTGCCCCAGCCGGCAGCGACGGCCCTGAGCAGTGGCGTCTGAGAGGCGTCCCGCCCGGACATGGCCCGGCGCTCGTTGACCCGAGGCGGGACAACCTGCCGGTCCGACGACGTTACGTACGACGGGATCGGCTCCAGCGGGAGCTCGACGGCGGTGGACAGGCTGTTGCCGGCCTTCCAGTCGTCGATGGCCTGCCGATGGACGGCGCGGATCTGGTTGGCCACGTCCCTCGGGGTGCCCTTCGGGATGGACAGCACGGGTCGCGGGGTGACCGTCGTCGGCAGCGAACCCTCGAACGACCGGAGCTGGTCGATGGCGTCGGCCGCCCGCCCGGCGGCGACCCGCATGGACAGCGCCTCCGCCTCCCTGGCGTCGGCCACGGCCTCGCCCGCGAACCTGCCGCCCGCGGCCAGCCGCGCGGCGAGGCGCTGGTTCTCGATGTCGAGCAGGCGCTGGGCGAAGGCGTTCGCGTCCGCGATCTTCGACCGCTGCATCTCCAGGTCGCGATACCGCTGCGGACCGTGCCGGCCGAACAGCCGCTCGGCTCCCTTGCGCACGGCGGCGTACGGCCCGACCGCCGCCAGCGCCGCGTCGCCTTCCTTGAACGAGGCGTGCATCGAGTCGAGCGAGTCCTCGATGGCCAGCTTCGGCGCCGTCGCCACGTCCGCCAGTTGCTCCTCGGCGCGGGAGCGGGCCACGTGCGCGGCGCGGAGCTCGTCCTGCGCCTTCTGCACGATCGAGTCCGGCGCCACCGCCGCCGAGATGTCCACCTGGAACCGGGCCTCGTCGAACGCCTCGGCGGCGGCCTGCTCCCTCGCCTTGAGCGACCGGACCTTCTCCGTCAGCGACACGCGCTTCGACTCGCGGCGCACGTGGTCCACGCGGTCGAGCTCCCGCTGGACCGCCGCCCAGTGATGCACGGGGAGGTTCGGCCGGTTGAGCTTCCAGCCCTCGCGCACGAGCGACTCGACGCGGTGCGGATCGTCGATCGCCCGCAGCGGGACATGGATCATGCCCGAGGCGTCGGTCACCGCGGCGGACCGCATGGCCTCGTCCATCGTCGGGACCGCGCTCGCCGGAATGGACAGCCGCCCGCCGCGAGACAGCGTCCGGCTCGCGTCGCGGAGCTCCTTCACCGCCTTCGCGTACTGCGCGTCGCGGGCGCCCACCAGCTCCGCCTCGCTGCCCCGCAGGAAGCGATGCAGGCGCCCCGGCTCGCCGAAGCCGCCGAACGGGAGGTTGCCGGAGCGGTAGCCCGGCAGCCGGTCCACGACCAGCGACGAGAACGGGAGCATCGCCTGGTGGGACGACCGCGCCGCGTACTCGCGTGCGAAGTCGCGGGCGACCTGGCCACGGAACCGCTCGACGGGGCCGATGGTCGGGTCGGTCGTCAGCAGGTCGACGATCTCGCGGTCCATCGTCGCCTTGAGGCGGCGGCGGGCGAGGTTCAGGTCGTCGGTGACCTGCGCCACCTCCTCGGGCGACAGCGCCGAGTTGCGCAGCTTGTCGATGCCGGACGCGATCGCCTCCCGGTACGTGCCGAGGTCCGCCGCCGTCCCCTTCACGACGTGCATCTCGTCGCCGATCTTGATCGACGTCTCGAACAGGTGGTTGAGCCGCGAGAGCTGCGGGTCGACCGGAAGCGCCCCGGTCTGCTGCACGTGGCGCACGATCTGCGACACCATCCGCGCGCCGCCCTTGTTGAACACGGCGCGCGAGCCGTCGCTGCCGATCTTGGTCACGACGTTGCCGCCGCCGGAGAGGTACGTCGTCGGATCGAGCAGCACGTCGCCGGCGAACCCGAGCACGGCGCGCGTCACGTTGTTCTCGACGCCCAGCCGCTCGAGCACGTCCGACGAGTAGACCTGCGGCGCACCGAACGTCCCCTGCCTCGCGCGGGCGACGATCCTCCGCCGGTCGGACTCGCTCGTCAGCAGCGGCCGGGCCGCCGCGCCTGCACCATACATCGCCGCCGCGCCGCCTCCGGCCCACGCCGCCCCCTCGAGCGCGCCCGCGATCGTTCCGGCTGGACCCAGCGCCGTGCCCGCGATGCCGCCGAACAGCGCGCCCCACGCGGCGGCGCTTCCGAGCCCGCCCGCGATCGTCGGCGCATCGGGCTCGCCGAAAGCGATGTTCGCCATCGCGTTCCGCGGCAGGTCGAGGATGTCGAGGAACCGCTCCGTCGGCGTGCGAAGGTCGTGCACCGACGGCGCGCGCATGCCGCTGGCGACGGCCTGCTCGTCCATCTGGTTGATCTCGGACGACGTCAGCCGGTCGCGGTCGCGGCGCTGCAAGTAGACCTGTGGCACAGGGTTGGCGGCGCGGTTGAGGGCGATCAACCCGTCGACATATGCGGCGCGCGGATTGTGGACCTCCGGCGCTCCGGCGGCGAACTGCGTCATGCCATGACCTTATCGCCCGCCGGTCAGATGCCTGAGCTGCGAGAACTCGAACTCGCTCACGGGTCCGCCCGCCATCTGCGACAGGATCTCCTGCGCCCGGCGCTTCGCCTTCACGATCCTGTCGAAGCCCGACTCCTTCGTGCCGGGGATGTGGACGTTGGCCCAGTCCGTCTTGCCCCAGCCGTGCCGCTGGAACTCCTGCGCCAGCATGTCGACGGCCGCGGCGCGGGCCTCGCCCTCGAGGCCGTTGATCTGCTTCATCGTGTCGGCGACGCGGGACATCGACGAGCGGTAGAGCCCGAGCTTCGTCGGGTTGTCGGAGAAGTACCAGTCGTTCTCGATGTTCGAGAGATCCTGGAAGTCCTGGTTGATCGGGAACTCCCACCGCGCGCCGTTGGGGTTGTCGGGGTTCGCGACGGGGCGCAGCCGCAGCTTGTTGACCACCTCCGTCCGGACGTCGCCGGGCGCGTTGCGGAGCACGGCCGGGAGCGGGGCCGGGGACGTCGGCTCGCCGTTCGGCTGGGCGCCGCCCTGCGCGGCTCCGCCTGCGCCGCCGGCGAGGATCGATCGCGCGATCGCCTTGTCCTCGGGGCTGGTGTCGGGGCTCGACAGCGCCCGCCCGGCCGCCGAGATGCGGGCCGCGTCGACCGCCGCCTCGCCCCGGCCGGTGCCACGGTTCGCGGCGGCGATGAGCTGCGCCTGCGACTGGGCTCGAGACGCCGCGACCTGCTCGGTGCGCGCGCGGCGCCCGATCTGCGCGTCGAGCGGCGTTGCGCCGGAAGGCATCTGCGACGCGGCCCGGCGGTTGCGAGCCCGCTCGAACAGGACGTCGTTGATCGTGGCGCTGCCGGGCTCGATGCCGGCGCCGCTGCGCACGTCCTCCAGCGGGGCGTCGGCGACGAGCGCCTCGCGGCGCAGCGCGCGGTCGCGGCTGTCGATCGACCGCTGCTGCACGTCGCGGACCCGCGCCGCCATGTCGGACTGCTCGCGACGGAGATCCCGCGCGGAACGATCCTCCGGCGAGAGCGCCGCCTCGCGGGCCTGCGACTCCGCCTTGAACTGCGCGGCCGCAGCCTCCTGCTCGGCGATCGGCCGCTGCGGGTTCGCCTGCGTCCGCCACTGCGACTGCACCTGCCTCGCCCATCGCGGATCCTGCTGCATCCGCTGCATGAACGCCGACCGCACCTCGGGCGACGCCTGGTCGGGGTGCAGCGAGCCGTTGAGGATGCCCTCCATCTGCGCGTCGTGTGGCGCAAGGCCGCCGCCGCCCTGTCCGCTCGGGGAATAGGAGTCGCGGCCGGCGACATCGCGGAAGCGTCCGAGTCCGACCGGCTGGCTTGCGGCGAGCCTCGCGGACCTCCGCGCGTCGTACTCGCTGGACAGTCGCGCCGTCATCTGCTCCGGCGTCTCACCCTGCGGCGCAGCCACCGCTGGCGCTGCCATCGGCGCCGTCGCCGGCTGGTTGCCTGGAAGCCCCATCGCCATGTCGTGAAACTGGCGACCGACCTCCTGCGTGGTGATCGGGTCGACGACCTGCACGCCGCCGTCGCCGGTCGGCTGCACCATCTCGCCGGCGTGGACGCGCACCGGGCCGCGGAAGTATCCGCCGCGCGCCGCCGAGGGAACGCCGCGACCGCCGAGCTGCGCCTCGAGCGCCCGGAGATTGGCGAGCGACTGCGCCGTCGCCGTCGATCCGGCCGCCGCGAGCGCCTGCTGCTGCGCAAGCCGCTGCGCAGCGCGGGCGCGGTTGCGAGGGTCGATGCCCGCGAGCCGCGGGTCGATGTAGCCCTCGCGCGGGTCCGGACCCGGAGGCGTGTACGGATCGGAGCCGGGATGGTTGAGGTAGCCGCCGTACGGCGTCGGCGCGCCCGGCACGGCCACGAAGTTCACGCCGCCGAAGTCCGGGGCGCTGCGGAACGGCGCCGTCACCCCGAGGCGGTCGCGCATCGTCCGCCCTCCGCTTGGCATGAACACGGGGCCGGTGTTGAGCGTGCGTCGTCCGATGGCCATGCCGAAGGATATCACGCCCTGCGCACGTCTCGCCAAAGGCGCGCGAGCCCGCTGGTCGTCGCCTTGAGCTTCACGATGCACCCGCACCCGCGCCAGTCGGCGGGCGTGTCGAGGCCGAACCAGTGCAGCAGGTGCCGCCTCGGAAGCGGCGTGCCGTGCCATCGCACGCCGCACCAGGCGACGACGATCGACGGCCCCTCGCACCCCTTGCACTCGCGTCGCTCGAGATCCCCGACGCGCCTCGGGACGCCGTCGTCGTCGATGTGGAATCGGGCCGTCCGCTGCCGGCCGTCCGCGCCTGTCCAGGGAAACACGAAGTCTGCTGGCATCACGCACCGATGAAGCCGACGACGGACGCCGACTGGAGGTTGAGGAACGTCTCGACGATGGTGAACTGCGATCCCTGCGGGCACGTTCCCGGCGGGAGATCGGGAGTTCGCACGAGGTAGGTGTGGTCCGCCGGACACGGATCGACGCACGTCTGGAGGCCGGGGAACGTGTATCCGCAGGCGCCGCAGTCCGGATCGTTCGGCCCGATCGTCGCGGCCGACTTGAAGGTGATGCCCGTGCGGTAGTAGATCGCCACGACGTTGCCGCCGCCGTCGGTCACGAAGTTGCAGGCGAACGTGACCTCGTAGCGCAGCTTGCACCCGTTGTCCGACACGGCCGTCTGCCCGTTGCAGGAGAAGGCGCCCTGGAAGTTCCCGACCAGCCACGCCTGCGGGTTCTGCGGCTTGTCGCACGGGCATCCTCCGGACGAGTCGTCCGTCGGGACGATGTCGAAGATCACGTGCGTCGGGTGCGAGCACTGCGCCGGGCACGGTTCGCCCGGCGGCGCCGGGCAGCACTGGTCGTCCTCGCACGACTCGAACGCCGGCTGGCCCTCGATCGATCCGAGCACCGTCGCGTCGGCGGGCAGCTCCGAAACCGTGTCGCCGTCGATCGTGTAGCAGGCGACGCACTGCTCGGGAAGCAGGCTCGCGAGCGACGTCGGCTTGAACGTGTACGGGAACGAAACCGACCCCGACTCCACGAACGGATCGATGTCGGCGCAGTCGATGTAGAGCACGTCGGGCGGATGCAGGCCGAGGTCGCACGACGGCAGCGTGACGGTGCAGCACCGTATGGCGACGTACCAGCAGCCGGGCACGCGCGAATGGCAGCACGCCTCGGGATCGCCGGGGAACTCCTCCTGGCAGTGGTCGTACGTCGCGCGGATGGCGCCGACGATCTCGTCGCCGACGATCAGCGCGCCGGCGGGCGGCCTGGTCCCGACGATCGCCTCGACCTCCCAACAGTTCTCGTTCCACAGGAACGCGCCGGTCGCCGGGATGCCCGCGCGGTTGGCGATCGTGCACGGCACGTAGACCTGGTCGAAGAACACGCCGCAGCACTGCCGGATCTTCACCCAGCACGCGGCGTCGCAGCAGCAGACGTTCGTCTTGGCCATCAGGGCTTCTCGTGGTCGTTCGTGGCGTGGAACCACACGCGCAGCTCGCCGCCGGTGAGCAGCCAGCGGCTCGCCGGGTACACGCCGATCTTCACGGGAAGCATCCCGAGGTTGCACGACACGTAGTTGGGGTTGTCGACGTCGATGCCCGCCTGCTCGATACCCTCGCCGTCGTTGTCGAACTCCGCCGCGTTGTACGCGAGCGGGACTTCGGGCGGGTCGTCCTGGTTGGGCACCGTGTCCTGCGTGTAGAAGCCGACGTCGGTCGGGTGCGGCACGACGCGGTATCCGGCGTACGACCAGCGGTTCGCGCCGACCGACGAGTACGAGGTCGGCTTGAAGTAGAACCGCGAGATGATGCGCGGCAGCGGCAGCGCCTCCTCGGGCGGCACCAGCTCGAAGCCCGACAGCGACAGCTCGAAGCCGAGGTTCCGCAGGCCCGCGACGATCGGCTTGTACGCCGTCGGCTGGAGCTGCGCGACCTGGTACCGCTGCTCGACCTCGCGGTGCCCGGCGCGCCACGCCTCGAGGTCGAACCGCGATCGGTCGGACATCTCCGATGCCGGCGGCGACGGGAGCGTCGTCGCGTCGCGGAAGATTTCGTCAAACGGAGCGGGCATCGCTGTCGGCGTCGCTCTTGTACGAGGCGATCGCGCGGGAGATCGACCACGACGTCGCCGCGCCGACGCCGCTCGACTTGACCGTGAACCGGAACAGCCGGCCACGCATGCCGATGAACGTCGGGACGGTCAGCCGGCGCGCGCCGCCGGCCTGGACCGTGTACGTCTCCGACCTCGTGCCGACGAACGGCGCCGTCACCTCCGGGTGCTCGTATGCGTCGCACGTCACCGTCAGCAGGCCGTTGCTCGGCCCGAGGTGCAGCACGAGCTCCTGCATCGTCTTGGGGTACAGCGCGTTCTCCGTGACCCACATCTCGATGAACGAGTCGTAGAACACGCCGCCGTCGGTCGTGCCCTCGGGGTATGCGTACATCGATCCCGCGCTCACGAACGCGAGCAGCCGCGACGCGCCGCCGCGGTGGTACGCCCAGCGGTACGGCTGGCCGATCGCGAGGCGCAGCTCCGACTGCACGCCACGCTCCCAGTCGAACACCATGCCCCGGTGCGCGCCCGGCCCGGTCCCGTCGGCGTCGGCCGCGTACGCGAACAACTGGCTCGTGCGCTCGCACGCCCCGATCGACGCCTGCGACCGCTGCGCGTCGTTCAGGCCGTCGAACCAGTCGCCGAAGCCGAGCCGCTTGTCGAGCATCGTGATGGCGCCGCCGCGCAGCGCCGCCACGCCCTCGTCGGCGATCCAGAAGATGCCGGCGCTGGAGACGCAGATCGAGTCCGGCGCCGAGATGCCGCGGCCGTTCGTCGCGTCCTGGAGCACGGCGCCGCGGCCGTCGAAGCCCACCTGGTACACGGTCTGCCGCGTGAGGATGAGCGAGCGGTCGCCGTCGGACACCGTGTAGAGGAGCTCGGCCTTGACGTTCGCGATCGGACCCTTCGTGTCGCGGTTGTTCTCGGTGAGGCGGCCCACCTGCTCGGGATGGTCGACGCTCCACTCCGCGTAGTTGCCGATCGGGCTCGAGACGCTTTCGGCGTCGGAGCGCGGGTAGAAGTACAGCGCCGTCCCGTTCGCGAGGATGACCAGCAGCTTCGCCGGCGCCGGTCGCCCGTAGGCGTCCACGTACTGACCGCTGCGGAACAGCGCCGCCTGGTCCTTCGTCGCGACGACCGTCGATCCGGGATCGGCGATCTGCTCGAGGAACAGCACGCTGGTCATGCGCGGCGACATGCCCGGAGCGTTCTGGTCGAAGAAGAACAGCCAGCCGGAGAAGATCGTCGCGGCCTTGTTGGTGATGATCTCCTGCCCGAGCGTGAACCACACCGCGACGCGGTGACCCGCCGGGATGAACGTCGAGCCCGGCGTGCGGACCTGCTTCGCGTACTGCACGCGCTCGTCGACGAGGATCGCGTCCTCGCTGTGCGGGTTCGGCGGGCCGAACACGTACGGCAGCGCGCACACCTCGCTGCGCCGCCCGTAGATGTTCCGCTTCGGGTCGTACACCGAGAAGCAGAACCCGGTGTTGAGCACCTTCTCGCCCTGGAACAGCACGAGCCCCGGATCGGTGCCGTCGGCCGCCAGCGGCGAGTCGTCGACGGCCCGGAAGTCGTCGAGCAGGTCGACGAGCGTCGCGTTGCCGACGCCCTCGACCTTCGCGAGGTTGAACGACGGCTTGCCGCCGTCCTTGTAGTACAGGTACCCGGCCAGCGACTTCACGCCGGGACGGCGGAGCTGGTTGGACGTGAGGCCGTCGTACGCCGCGATGTTGAGCGAGTCGCAGATGTAGACCTCGCCGGCGTGGATCTCGAGCGACCCGCGCTCGGACGTGCTCCACGCGGCGTTGCCGACGGGCTTGTCCGTCGGGTCGACGAACCCGGCCAGGGTCGTCCACGCCGTCCCGTTCCAGTACCGCACGCTGCCGTCGGAGCACTTGGCGACGACCATCGACACGCCGCCGAGCTCGCAGGAGATGTGGTTGAGCACCGTCGCGCCGGGGCCGGCGCGCGAGCCGAAGCCGGCGCGTCGGCGCCACAGGCCGTTGCCCGCGTACACCATGTTCACCGTGCGCGTGACCGGGTTGTCCACCTGCGTCGGGTGGACCGGCCGCATCGAGAAGTCGGTCCAGTCGACGGTCTGCGATGGCATTTCAGAACTGTTGTAGGGTGTTGCCGCCCCGGAACGAAGTCATTCGCTCCGGCCACGTCCTCGCGACCAGCGGGGACGCCTGCTCGGACGGACCGCCGGAATCGTACTGCGGGGCGAGCAGCTCGAAGTCCCGCGACACCTTCGCCATCTTGCGGGCGGCGTCCGTGTCCTCGGTGCCCGCGTCGGACAGGAGGCGGGCGACGATCCGGTCCCGCAGCAGCACGCGGAACTGCGGCGGGAGCTGCCGCAGCCCGTCGTCGCTCCCGCTGCCGCTCGTGAACGCCGGCGGCGCGATGTAGAACACGACCCACGCCGAGTAGTCCTGGTCGGGCGTCGGCATCAGGAGCACCTGCTGCTGCCCGCCGACCATCGTGTCGTAGAAGTACCGCGGCCGTCCGGTGGCGCCGTCGAACTGCGCCGCGATCTCGGCGGCGCGCGTGGCGTCGACCCACCGGACCGGCGTGGTCCATGCGTTCGCCGACTGGTCGTCGGTGGCTCGGATCACGAAGTAGCGCGAGCACAGCGACGACACGATGTCGCTGTTGGCGCTCACGATCGATCCGTCCGTCTTGAACGTCACCTTCTGCGGACCGCGGCGGCGGAACCGCCACCACCGCGCCGACCACAGCGTCACGAACTCGTCCCGCGCCGCGACGTCGACGTCCCGCGGCTGGATGAACACCGGCGTCCGCTGTCGCACGAGGACCGCCAGCACCGACCGGCGGAGCGTCGAGATCGTGACCTCGTCCGACGAGAGCGGCGTCGTCGACTGCCACGCCGCCGCGTACTGCCGCTCGATCGCCTCGAACAGCGGATCGACGTACACCGTCCAGTGCGCGTGGAAGTCGTTCGGGCTGCGGAACTCCCGCTTGAGCTTCGCGACGGCGATGGCGTGGAACAGCTCGTTCCACTCGGTCGGCAAGTCCTGCGTCGCCGGGTCGATCTCCGCGTACCACTTCGCGCGGTTCGTGACGTCGGTGAACGCGAACGCGATCTGCGCGTCGACGCTCGCCTTCTGCGTGGTGGACAGGTCGCCGTACACGACGCTGTTGCCGAACACCTCCGCCACGACGCGCGGCTGGATCGAGGTGACCGTCTCGGCTGTCAGCACCGGCTTCTGCCCGGCCATCGCTCATCTCCTCGTCACGGGTCGGGGGTCTGCGTCGCCTGGTGCGACCTCGCGTCGCCGATCGGAAGGTCCACCCATCCGGCCGTCGTCGCGACGTCGCGGTTCTCCTCGGCGTCGTCCGGCGGATCGGCGACCGGGGTCGCGCCGGCGGCTGCGGGAAGATAGACGACGATCAGCCGCGGGCGGTCGGAGATCGGCTGGTACGGCGTCTCGCTCGACGCCACGTTCCATGCCTGGTTCGACGTGTCCTCGGTCGAGTACCGCAGGATCAGGTTGCAGACCCGGTCGTTGTCGTCGAGCGCGTCCTGCACCGCGTTCACCAGGCCGGAGATGTCGAAGAACCCCTCGACGATCGGCGCCAGGAACGTCGCGGACGCCGTCCGCTCGTAGTCGCCGCCCGGAACGATCCACGGGACGCCGGTGTGCTGCGAGTTCCACGTCGTCTCCAGCGACACGACCTCGACGCCGCTCTTGAGCAGGTGGACCGAGCACGACGACGCGGCCGGCGCGGCGGACGAGCAGTTGAGCCGCAGCGTGGCGGAGATGATCTTCGAGCCGGCCGGGATGCCGTCCTGCCCGTACATCGCTCCGGACAGGTCGAACCCGATGATGGTCCTGTAGTGCCCGAACTCGCTGCGAGCGACCGACAGGGCCACGCTTGGGCCGAACGCGGTGTCGGGGTCCGACTGGACGATCGTCGAGTCGAGCCCCTGGCCGCTGAGCGGTGCGAATTCGATGGTCTGCGACATGGGAAGGTTGGCGGCGAGCGAGAGAACCAGTTGGGCGAGCCAGGTCATTTTCCGAGGATCTCCTTGTCGTATGTCTGGTCGGAGGCGACGCCCTTCGCCTTGATCGCGGCGATCTCCTCGGGCGTCAGCTTCCAGGAATTCGTGACGATGGTGGCCACCTCCACGCCGTCGAACACGAGCGGGACGTAGCCGATGTAGTCGAGAAGGTCGGACCAGTTCGCCGCCGCGGTCGCGTCGAGCCGGGCGCGCTGCTTCGCGATCAGCGGCACGACGAGGTTCTTGACCGGCTGCGTGAGGTCGCCGCCCTCCTTCATCTGGACGACGGTGTCCTGCTCGAGCGTGACGACGGCGCGGAGCGTGGCCCAGTTCTGCTGCGGCGTCGACTTCGGGTTGTCGACGACCGGACCGCCCGTGCTGCACGCCAGCGGGATCAGCAGCAGCGAGACGAGGGCGGTGGTGACGATGGCGGGGATCAGGCGGTGCATGGCGGAGTCTCCTTGGTTGCGGGGTCGCGCGCCTCGTGGCGGGCGATCGCGGCGTTGAACAGCATCATGGCCTCGTCCAGCTTCTCGAGCGCCCGCTCCTGCTCGCGCGACGCGGGCGTCCGGTCGATGCAGTAGTCGGCGCACGTGCGGATCATGTGGCGCACCTGGCCGTATCGCTCGGCCTGGTCCGCGACCGGCGGGTGATGGTTGAACCGATGGACCAGCTCGTCGGTGGTTGGCTTCGGAATCTTGGGGCTCATCGTTTACACCGGCTCCTTGCCTGGAGGTCCGCCTTCCCCGACCTGCGCCTGAGCCACACCCAGGCGACCGTCAGGAGGAACGCGACGGCCTCGAACAGGTGATCCTTCGCGTACATCAGCCATTCGAGGACGAGGATCGCCGTGTCGATGGCCACATGGCGATGCTACGGCTTCGGCGCCGCGCCGAACTGCACCGACCGGAGGAGCGACTCGATCTGGTCGAGCCGCCGCGTGGACTCCGCGAGCGTCGCGATGATGGTCCGCATCTCGGAGATCGACTGCGCCTGCGCCTCGAGCCGCGCGTTGGTCGCCGCCTGGTACGACATCGCCTGCGTGGCCGTGTAGCGGTCGCCGCTGACGGACGAGATCTGCGCCCCGAGCTTCGTCAGGTCGCTGCTCATGGCCTGGAGCGTCGCCTCGACCCTGGCGCCGAGCTCGAGGAACTTCTCCGTGCGGGACTCGAGCTTGTCCGTCCGCTCCTTGAGCAGCGACGTGTCCTTCGCCACGTTCGCGGCGAGGTCGGCGATCGCCTTGTCGTGGGCGTCCACCTTCCCACGCACGGTGAAGATCGCGACCACGCCGCTGAGCATCGCCGCGCCGATCACGGTCGCGAGCGGGCTCATCATCTTCGACCAAGGGCTCTCCGGCCGCTCGGTGACGACGAGCTGGTTGCTGTTGGCGACGTCGTCCTGTTGTCGGTGTGGCATGTCAGTGCCTCCTGCCAGCCATTTCCATCGCCTGACACCACAGGGCGTCGTTCGGCTTGCCCGGCGCGTTGCTCACCGTCACCCACACGCCGTCGAAGGTGACGAGGTCGATCTCCCAGTGCGGAACTGGTTCGTCCCACACCAGCACGCTCTGGAGCGTGCCAGGAGCCCCGATTGGCGGAGGCGGAGCCGTCGGCTGCGTGGGAGGCGGGTAGCACTCGAAATGGCACGACGGGTTCAGGCCGCCCGTGAACGTGACCGATCGCACCCCGCCGGGGCACGCCCGGATCGCCTGATCGACGCATCCTGCCAGCGTGTCGATGCCTGGGGCCGGCGCATCCGGCGGCTGGCCGCGGGCCGCAACCGTCGAGGCGGCGAAGATCAGCACGAGGGCTGGGGCTCGGGTGGTCACGCCCCGATCCTATCGCACGGAAGGCCGCGCCGTTCGACCCAGCCCGCCAAGGCGTCCACAATCTCGGGCGGAAGCCCGTTGAACTCCACCGACGGAACCCCGCCGTCGTCGGCGAGCTTGACCGTCAGCGTGCTGTGGCCCCGCCCTCGCGTCAGCCGTATCTCCGTGGCGTGGCCGCGGACGATCCTCGCCTCGAACCGGGTGATCTTCTTCACGCCGTCTCCTTGACCGCGCACCAGTCGCTCGCCGCGGCCCTGGCCAGCGTGCCGGGGTCGGTGGCCGCGACCGCGACCGCCAGCGCCGCCCAGTGGTGCGTGGAGATGCACGACAGCGGTCCAGGCATGGCGACGATCTTCTTCGCCTTGTTGCCCTTCACGCCGAGCGCCTTGGCCTCGCCGCCCCACATCAGGATCAGCTCCTCGCGCACGCGCTTGTCGTCGGCCGCCGAAGTCCCGCAGAGGAACTCCTTCACGAAGCGGCGCCGGATTCCGACGACCCCGATTTGGCTTGGAGCAAAGGCCAGCCGCTCGACCAGCCGTCCCGTCTCGAACACGGTCCTGAACGACGCATCGCTCAACGACTGGCCGCGCGGCTCGAACTGCTCGAACGCCACGAGCGGCCGATCGTCAGAACAGGTCGCCGATCGCAGTTGCGACAGCATGGACAATTCGTTCACGATGTCCGCGGTCCACTTCCTCCGATCCAGCCGAACGATCGCATGCGACGTCGGACTCGGATCGACTCCGTAGATGATTCCGGAGTCGATCATCGCGTCGCGTCCTCCGTTGCCGCCGGCGCCTTGCCGTCCCCGACGAACTCCCACGGGCTGATGTGCGTCTGGTGGCCCAGGTACTCGATCGCGTACGGCGCCCGCAGCGGAAGCCCCTCGAGCTCCCGCCACACGTGCAGCAGGTGCGACAGGAACATCTTGGCGATGTACCGCAGCGCCATGTTGTTGATGCGCCCGAGCGACCACTCCGGAACCTCCTTCGGCGGCGGCGGGATCACGGCGCCGTCCGGGGCGTGCGCCACCTTCCACTTCACCCCGGCCTCCTTGCGGCCAGTCTCGTCGTCGAGGATCTCCTCGCCGGTGGCGCCGCCGGCCTTCCAGATGATGCTGCCCTTGTTCAGCTCCCGCTCGACGATGCGCGCCTTGTAGCGGTCGTACAGGTCGCGGTACGGCCCGCCGGCCTTCACGAACGACTGCGCGATCTTCCACGCCGTCACCTTGAGCTGGTCGTTCCAGTTGGACTTCGCGCCCTTGCGGCGGCGCACGCACCGGCCGTCGATCACGTGCAGGCCCGCGTACGCCCACAGCTTCGCGGCGTTGTCGAACTTCGCCGGGCTGCCGATCAGGGCGATCAGCAGGCCGCTCAGGCGCGGTCCGATGCCGCGCACCTTTCCGAGCGCAAAGGTTCGCAAGCGTTCTTCGGGTGGCAAGTGATCCGCGGCTATCACTGGGGCTTTGGGCGTCAAGTCAACAATGGATCACAAATGGACTTCTGGTTGCATGGTTTTATTGGTTCGCAACGTCGAAACGGGAGACACTTCTTCTTTGGCTACGGCTGCGGCAGGGCGTCCCAGTCCAGCAGCCACTCGACGCACAATCGCGTCTCCGCCTCGGCAGTTCCGGGCGGCACAAGTCCGTGCGACTCGGCGTCCTGCGTCCCGGCGCTCCACAGCCACAGGCGGTCCTCGGCGTGCCGCGCCCGAGACATGAACTCCCACTGCGTGAGCAACGGCTCGTTCCACTGGCCCAGCCGGTGCTGGCACACGACGAGCACGCGGGCAAGGTCGGGAAGGTGCCTCGCGGCCCACTCCATCGCCAGGCGGTCGCGGGCGTCCTCGATCGCCGTGTTGCCGACGTACTGGTCGTAGCCGCGCACGCACACCCACCCCTGCATGCGGGAGAGCATCATGTGCCGCGCCCACCGCTCCTCGAGCTCGAGCAGCTCGGCGACCGTGGCCGTCAGCAGCGACTTCCACACCGTCCCGTCGCCGACCGGGAAGTACATCGGCACGTCGTCGATGGACCACTGCGCCAGCTTCGCGCCGGTGCGCATGCCGTCGTTCATGGAGAACGGGAGCATGAGCTCGTACAGCGCGGGCTCGTAGCCGGCCTGCGCCTTCGCCAGCGTCTCGTCCTCGCGGTCGATGAACGCAAGTTCGCCGCACGGGATCGACGACAGCGCCTCGGCCAGCTTGCCGACCTGCACGACGCCGCCGACCTTGAGGTTGTGCCAGTAGACCGCGCGGCCGAGGCGAACATCCACGCCGGAATCCCGCAACGGGTCGAACACCGCGCTCGGAACCAGCTTCGGAAGCTGGGCCTTGTCGAGCAGGTCCACGAACAGGGTTTTCATGGCGCCACCTCGCCGCCGACCAGCCGGCCCTCTCGGATCGTGAACCCGACATCCTCGCCGTTGGTCACGAGCTCCCGCCAGATCTGGATCCCGTGCTCCGCGGCCAGCTTCGTCAGTTGGGCGACCGTCGCGTCGTCGCACAGCGACCCGTCGCGGATGAACATGACCTGCGCGTTCGGGTTCAGCGCCATGCCGACGGCGACGCTCACCGCGATCTGCTCCGCGGTCGAGCACTGGTCGAGCGGCGTGCCGTGCAGCGTCGGCCCGGCCTGCGAGAACGCCAACCCGTCGATGGGGAGCGCCGACTTCGCGAGCCGGCGACGCACCGAATCCTCGAGCAGCTCCATCTCCGAGGTCATGTCCTCCGACTGCGCCTCCAGCGCAGCGACGGACTTCGCAAGCGCGTCGCGCTCGTTGTTCTGCCGCACCTTCGCGTTGTGCGCCTCGATCTCGCGCATGCGCTCCTGGATCGCCGTCGTCTCGCTGGGCGGATCGCCCTTCGCGGCCTCCGTCGCCTCGCGGAGCTTCTGCTCGTGCTCCGCCAGCTCGCGCTCGACGCCGCTCAACGCCTGCTTGAGCCGCTCGACATCCTCCCGCGACTTCGTCACCAGCCGCGACACGGTGTCGCGCTGCCGGATGCGGTCGTCGTACTCGCGACGCGCGGCAGCCGCCTTCTCGATCGCATCCCGCATCGAGTCGGCGCTGAGCTCGGCGTCGGCTCCCGGATGCCGCGGCATCGCGTCGAGCCGGGCCTTCTCCGACTTCACCCGTCGGTTCACGTCGGTCCTGCGCTCGTACAGCTCCTTCACGTCGGCCTGGTGCTTCTCCAGGTCGATGCCGCCGAGCCGGGCCAGCACGGCGTTCTGGTTGGCGGGCTTGTCCGAGATGAACGACACCGGGTTGAACGTGCGGTCGCCGAACAACCGCTCCAGCGCCTCCTGCCCGCGGCCGACGGTCGTGCCGTCGATGGTCCGCACCTTGAGGTAGTAGTTGCCCGCCTCCGTCCACTTGCCGACGGCGCGGAGGCCCGGCACGTCGAGCTCGACCTCCGCCTCCTCCGCGCCTTCGTGGATCGGCTTCGACGGATGCGACCGCTTTCCGAACACGACTGCCTCGACCGCCTTGAACGCCGACGACTTGCCGGCGCCGTTGGGGCCGCTGATCGTGACGACCGGACCCTGCGGCCTGATCTCGAGGTCCGTGAGTCCCATGAAGTTCGTGACCTTCAACCGTTCGATTGGCACGCCTCACCGCCTTTTCTCTTGGATGCCGACGCGACGACCTGCTCGGCGTCGGCGTTGGACAGGACGAAGCCGAGCTCCTGCTCGACCAACCTCTGAAACGCCTGGCACAGCTCCGGCTCGTACATCGGCCGCAGCCGATCGAGCATCTTCCCGGCCTTGCGACCCGCAGCCGCCACGTCGGTCGCCAGCGCCGGCCTGAGGCGCGGCCTGCCGATCCACCGGACGACGGGGCTGATCCTGTAGCGTCGCCACTCCGACTCGAGGCGGTCGGCCGCCGACCTGATCGCCGAACGGCCGACCGCCCGCTTCCGCTTGCAGTCCACGCGCTGCTGCTCGGCGGCGTCCTCGTACGACGTGGCGCTCATGGCCAGCCGCGTGTAGTGGCGGCGCACCCATTCCTCGAGCGCCGACTTGTCCTCCCGCTTGATCTGCGGCATTCCTACAGCCTCCAGTCCGGTGCGGCGATCTTCTCGGCGAACCTCGCCCACTTGGCGTCGTCGCGCATGTCGCGCGTCTCGATCTTGTGGTCGCCGAGGTAGTCGAGCACGGCCTCCTTCGCCGCCTCCGCGTTGTCGAACTTCCGCACCTGCATGAACCGCTCGGCGGCGACGCCCAGCCGCTCGGTGAGCGTCTTGGCCGCGAGCAGCTTCTCCGCGACCTTGTTGCCGGACTCCGGCTTCGACTCCGTCGTCGGCGGCGCCTCGTCGGGCACCTCGGGCTCGGGAGCCGGGCCGCTCGCGGCCGGCGCCTGCGTCGCCACGACCTCTCGCGCCGCCTTCGTCTCGCGCACGCGACGCACCGTGCTCTCCGTCCGCGACTTCGGCGCGGCCTCCTGCTGCCCGGCGGCGTCGTCGTTCCGGTCGTCCTCGACCGCGCCTTCCTCCATCGCCTCTCGCCCGCCGAGATCCTTGAGGTCGGCGCCGAGCTGCGCCGCGATCATCGCCGTGTCCACGCCGTCGCCGGACTCCTCGCCGTCGGACAGCGCGACGCCGAGCGACAGGTCGGGGGTCTGCGGCAGCCAGTTGCACATGCGACGCACGCCCGACTTGAGCATCATCGCGATCTCGTCGGTCGCCCACGCGGACTTCTCCCGCTGCCACTCGGGCATCTTGGCGACGGCGCGCGCCTTGATGCCGTCGAGCTCGGCGCGGGTCAGGACGCGGAACGCCGTGCGCCCCGTCTTGAACGTCGCGACGCAGTAGACGTGCGTGAGCTTCTCGATCACTCGCAGCGATCCGGTCGGCTCGTGCTCGATCGTCGGGTTGGAGCCGAGCATCACGCGGAACCTGTCGCCCTCGAACACCGCGTACGGCTGGATCGTCTCCACCGTCCCGGTGCGGTAGGCGATCTCCATCAGCCCGCGGTAGCCGGGGATGAACTGCGCCTCGAGGATCTTGATCCACTTGTCGCCGCGCTTCTCGCTGCGGTTGAACGGGACCAGGTAGCCCTGGCCACCGATCCCCGTCGGGTCGAGCCCGAGCTGCGTCGCGGCCATCACGCTCGTCAGCACCGAGATCGGCGTGCAGTCGGCCAGCTTCGGCTGGCGAGACAGCAGCGCACCGACGATGCGCACCATCCGCTCGGCCGTCAGGTGCTTGCTCGCGACGGCCGCGAACGCGCCCTGCTTGGACTGCATGTACTTCACGAGCGCCGAAACCTTGCTCGGCGCCGGCGCCATCGGGACAGTCTCGCTCATTCCATGTCTCCTGGTTGGGTGACCTCGTCCGAATCATCGAATCGCGCCGTCAGCTCCTTGCTGAAGCGCCAGTTGGCCCGCTGGTGGCTCGACGCCTTCGTCACGAACTCCTTGCGGTTCACGGTCTTGAGCGTCACGCTCCCGACCGGGCTCTCCCCGGTGGTGGCGTCGCCCAGCGCCGCGTAGATCGCGGCCTCGGCGCGGTCCTTCCGCTGCTTCGCGGCCTTCGCCAGCGCCTTCGCCTCGGCGATCTCGACCATCAGCGCCTCCGGGATCGAAACCTTCTTGCCCTCCTGCCGCACGACGCGGCGGATGAAGTCGAGTCGCGGCGGCGCTCCGGGCGGCTCGACCCGCGCCTCGACGTACCTGGTCCAGAACTCCTCGGCCTCCTCGAGGATCATCCTCGCGAGATCCTCGTCGCGGCGAAGGCGGTACATGCGGTACCCGCGACCGCCGACCAGCGACGGCACGACGACGGTGTCGATGTCCGCGCACACCATCTGGGCGTGCGCCTGCACGATCACGCGCTCGGGCACCTGGTCCGTCTCGTCGTCGCCCCAGTAGTCCTCGTCCAGCGCCGGACCGACGATCCCGTGCGTCTTGCCCTCCACGCCGATCGCCAGCTTCCTGCACAGCCCGTCGAGGTTCGCGGCGAGAACCTGCCCGGTGTCGCAGTACACGTTGCGCTCGACATCCTCGCCGAGACGGTCCTCCGCGTACGCGACGAGAGACTCCTCGAGCGCGTTGCCGGCCCGCGTCGCGACCGTGCCCTTGTCCTCGATGTCATAGACCTTGCTGGCCCACACCTCCCTCGGCGACACGTTCGCCATCAGGCCGAGGATCGCCGGCATGTCCGACGCCCCGATCCGAAATCTCCGCGCCGCCCGTTGTTCCGGGGTGATTGGCATTGTGCTTCGCTCCTTTGCGTGACTGTGCGATATTATCGCATAGTCGCTCGTTCGTCAAGTGGCGGCGTGGATCCACGATGGATTCCACCGTCGCCGCCTCGAGCGACGACGGGCCGCGATACAGCCCTTCCAGCATGTCGGTGAACGCCGCGAGCTGGCCGTCGGCCATCGCCTTCGACACCAGCATGTCCACCCGCTTGCGCCTGGCGCCGCGACGCGGCCGGCTCCCGAGCAGCGCGACGATCCGCGACACGTCCCAGCACGACAGCAGGCCGAGGTCCGGCCTCGCGTCGTCCACCGGACGCGGCACGATCGACAGGAGATCGCACGCGCCGAGCACCGTCTCGACCTTCTCTCCGACCGCCTCCGACACCTCGAGCACCGTCCACACCCACAGCAGCGGGTTGGGTACGGACTCCTCCGTCCACGCCAGGTCGGCGTGCCGCTTCCCGGCAACCAGCCGCATCGCCCAGCGCCGGTCACATGGCATATAGAACCGGCACCCCCGCCGCCTTCGCCTTGCGGACCATGTCCTCGGTCCCGGCGCCGCCCTCGAACGCGACGACGAGATGCGGCTTGAACGACCCGAGCATCCGCGCGTTCCGCATCGGACCCGCCGCCCTTCCGTACCTCGCCCACTCCGCGTTGAACGGCTCGCGAGGCACGTTGGCCTCCTCCGCCCACCGATCGGCCAGCGAGTCGGCGCCGTCGGCGTTGCCGTGCGCGATGCGGACGGACCGGCCCTCGTCGGCGCACTTCACCGCGATCTCCGTGAGCGTGCGGTTCAGCAGCAGCGCGTCGTTGAACCTCCGCCCGCCGCACACCAGCACTCGGTATGGATGCTGTGGCATGGTCACTCCGAGCACGAGTGGCTTTCCGGGCACGCCGTGTGCCCCGCGCATCGCTTGCCGCCCATGCAGAACGTCGGGCAGTCGGTCGCCGTCCCGATCCTCGGGTTCGCTGGATACGGAAGCCGTCGAACCGCCGTCACCTCGTTCTGGATCAGCGTCCCGGCGATCTCCTTCGCCCGCTCGGCGCTCGGCGCCTCGACGCATGCGCCCTCGCGCCCCTCGAAGTCCACCCACCACGGCACGGGAGCCGGTGGCTTCTCCCGGACATCCTTGAGGCATCCCAGGCAGTAGTCGCGGCTCAGCATCAGCAGCCCGCCACAGCCGGGGCAACGTCGCTCGGTCATCGTCTCAGGCATTGGCGCCCTCCTTCGGCATCGCCATCTTCCCGATCACGTACTGCGTCCCGTTGCCGAACACCATCCGCAGCAGGTTCGGGGCGCCGCACTCGATCTTGATCTCCGCGTCGCCGGCGTCGCATGCGTTGATGGCGCCGATCAGGCTCGCCGGGTTCACCGAGAACCTGATCGGAGGCCCGTCGACCTTGGCCTCCAGCTCCACGGCCGACTCGCCGACGGCGTCTGACCGGCTCGACACCACCAGGCGTCCATCCTGGACGTCCACGATTGCGCCAGACGAGCGCGCCGGGTCGGCCATCAGCGACGCCAGCCGCATGGCCGTGTCCAGCCGGGCGGCTCCCACGGTCACCGCAGGGGCGGCCTGCGCCACGAACAGCGACTCGATCGCCGGCACGCGCGCCGCCACCAGCGAGCTCCACAACGTCGCCCGGCCAGCCCGCATCACGAAGCCGACGTGATTCCCGCCGAACAACACCTGCATGTCGCCGTCGCCGTCGAGCATCCGCAGCACGGCGTCCACCGCCTTCGGGGGCACGATCGCACGGTGCGATCCGCGAACGTCGCAGACGCCCTCCGCCGTCGACCGGCCGAACACCCGGCCGTTCCCGGCGGTCGCCGTCAACGCGAACCCGTGGGCGTCCAGCACCGTCCCGACGATCGTCTCCCGGCCCTCGAGGTCCGTCATCGCGACACCCGTCTCCGTCAGCAGGCGGCGCATCGACACCTGGCCGACGTCCATCGTCGCGCTGCTCGCCGCAGGAACCGCCATCGGCACGAACCTGCTCGCCGGCTGCGCCATGAGCCGGAACGTGGCGCCGCCGCCCTTCACGGTCAGCCGCTTGTCGTCGAGCTCGATGCGCAGCGTCTCCGCCTCGAACGACTGCACGACCGACAGCAGCGTCCCCACCGGGACGAACGTCGAACCCTCGCCGAGCAGCTCGAACCGCTCGAGTTGGATGCTCGCGGCCATCTCGTTGCCCGTCGCCCGAACGACCGCCGTCTCGGATGCCTGGCTCGTCTCGAGCAGCACGCACCGCTCGTCCGCCTGCAACAGCTTCGACCGCACCACCGGCGCCATCGCCGCCAGCGCCTCCGCCAGCTCCCGCACGTCGCACTTGAGCATTCCAAGCTCGCCCATGCCGTCAACCACCTTTCTCATCTTCGGTGAACTCGATCGTGACCTTCGCACGCAACGCGGATCCGACCGACCCCTTCGTCGATCTCTCGCATGCGTCCACGACAACCTGCGCCTGCGCCCTGGTCTGATACAGCAACCCGAACGCGCCGCTCTTGCCGCACTGCGGCAGAATCGTTCCCCCTCCCTTCCTCAGAACCCGCGGAACCCACGCATTCACGACCACCTTCGGATACTTGCTCAATACTCGGCTCCTCGTAGATTCAAGCAGTCAGCTCAGCGCAGAGAACGCGGAACGCATGCGCCGCCGCCAGAGGGCAAACGCCGTTGCCGGCGAGTCGGAGAGCGTCACGACGGGCCAGCCCATGAGAAGGAAAACGAACTGCGGGTTTAGGCGCCGGCGGTCGCATGGCCTTTGCCAAGGCTGCGCGAATCTCCGGTTGCGGGCGCCCCAGTATCGAATGGTCCAGCAATCCAGCAGAAACCGCGTGCGCGGCGTAGAGATCGACGCGCGAGTGAGCCGGCGCAAGGTCCGGGCGCTCGGAAATGAGCGAGTGCCATGCGTCGACGTCTCCGGGGCCCGGAGGAAAGAGAGGCAGTGCTCCGCCTGTCCCGCCAGCAACAGCTCCCCGCTCCGCTCGTTTCCTCTGCACACCGATCCGGCCATCGCCGTTGCCGCCGCCGGCGTGCACCACTGCTGCGCTTCCCGACCAAGGCATCGGCCGCCGCCAGCCGGGTTCATCGCATTCGCTTCGGACCTCGGATTCGTGTCGTGGGACATCGGTGTCGCCCATGATTGCGAGGCAGAACAGCCGCTCTCGTCTGTGCGGCGCGCCGACTTCCTCCGCAGTGAACAGGCCCGCCGCAACTCGATAGCCCATGCCTTGAAGCTCTCGGGCGACGACGTCGAATCCGAGTCCAAGATGGCCGGGGACGTTCTCGAGGAAAACACACTGAGCTGCCGACTCCCGAACGACACGCGCGACGTGCGGCCACAGGTGGCGAGGATCGTCCGCGCCCCTGCGCTTTCCTGCGAGGGAGAACGGCTGGCACGGGTAGCCCGCAGTGACGAGATCCACGATTCCACGCCACGGGCGGCCGTCGAAGGTTCGCAGATCGCTCCACACAGGGAAGCGATCGACGCATCCCTCGCGCATCGCCCACGCCAGGTACGCGCAGGCGCCGGCTTCCCACTCAACCCCGCAGACGACGCGAGCGCCGGGAACGGCCAGCTCGACGCCGAGGTCGAGCCCAGCGCCTCCGGTGCAGAGTGAGAGCACGTTGAAGGGGAGATGATCCACATTGTTCACTTCACCCCCAATGCGTCGAGCGAGGCGGCGAGGATGTCCGCGTAGTCGTCAGCTTGCATCGGTAGGTTCCTTCGTGGTTTCGTCCAGCGGCGGCTTGTCGATCATCCTGATGGTCTCATCGGGGACCATCGGGCCGCCCGTCTCCGGTTGTCGGCCGGCGGCGGCACTGTCGAGCGATCGAATCGCGTCCTGCATGGTTCTGATCTCGCCAACGGTCAGTAGATCGCCGTTGGTGCAAGTCATCACCACCACGTCATACGGGCAGTCGAAGTACGCTGGCCGTCCCATTGCCGGAATCGGCTGGCCCAGTTTCAGCAGCGGACCCATGACGCGCGTTGCATCACGCATCGCATCCCTCGCCGCCTCGCACTCGGACCGCATCCGGTCGACGTACTTCCACAGCTTCGACTCCGGCGGCTCGCCCTCATGCCCCGTTGCGATGCCGCGACGCACGATCTCGTCGAGCATGCCTTGGAATCGCCCCCGCAACGTTCCCGGCGATGAGTCGGTGAGCTTGGCGATGCGTTCGGCCTGCTCGGCGTACGCGGAGAGGATGGGGCGGCAGCGCCGGCCGAGCAACACTGTTCGGCCTCCAAGCAGGTCGGGGTGATACGGGGGCATCGCGTCGATCTCCGCCAGCAACTCGCGTGCGGCCTCGGGGGTGGGGTCAGCCATGCTTGCCTCCCTTCCCCGCCTTCGCCGCCGCGTGGAGGGCGTCGAGGGATTCGAAATGCTCCGCCTGCGCAGGGGGTTCCATTCGGGTGAACGATGCCGCACGGACCTTCGCCCACGCCTGCGCCGCTGCGGTGTAGATCAGGGCGGCGGCTGTCTCGTTACCGATGTCTGAACTGAACCTGCTAATAGCCCAATAACGACTTCCGTTCTCTCGCTTCATGGTGCAGCACATCGGCATGTACGCCTCGCCCAGCCAGAGGCGGAAGTCGGCGTCGTATTGGTGGAGGTCAGGCATTCGTCTTTCCCCACCGAATGAGATCGGACATGATGTCGGCCGTAAGCATCTCGCCTAGGCCATCCATGTGTGTGCGGTACAGCCGATCAACGATCTTCATGGCCAGGGCGGCACGCTCGGACGCCTTGCCGTTCGTCGTGAGCATTCCGGCACCGAGCCCGGCGCTCACGGCCTGCACGCCAAGCTCGATGGCAAGCGAGCACGTCGCGTATCCCATGCGTCCGAGCCTGTCGTAGCCGTCGATGTCAGTTGCGATCGCCACGCCGTTGAGCTGCGCGAGTCCGGCGCGGATGAAGTCGGACATCGCACCGGCCTTGTCTCTCCCGAGCTTGTGGCCAGCAGCAGCCGCAAGGGCATTGATCCTGTCGCAGTCGAGCTTGACGTGCGCATCGTCGCGCACAAACGTCCCCCCGATCGTGTCCAGAACCTCGGCCATCTTCGCGCCGCGTTCGATCATCGCCTCCACATCTTCATGGCCGGTATCGTGGGAGCTTGTCACTTCTGCACCGTCCTCTTCTGCTGCGGCCTCATCATCCGCAGCGATTGAGCCGTGTCCTCCATCGCCGCCGCCGTCCGCTGCTGCGCATCGAATGCCGACTGCACCAGGTCGCTCGCCCGGATGACCGCCGCGTCGCGGTCCGCGTATGCGGCGTCGAGCGCAGTCTGGTCACGTTCGTACTGCCAGTGCGCGCCTCGCATGAACGCGAGCCATGCGACCGCACCGGCCAGCGATGCGCCGAGCAGGATGTACATGACCATCGAGGCGAGCGAGCGGCGGACCTGCTTGGGGGTGGCCGTGCCGGTGATTTTGGGGAAGGCGGGGTTCACTTGGCGTTCCTCCTGTTGCGTGCGGCGAGCATGGCGTCGGCCTTGACATATCGAATCGCGGCCTCGACATCGGCGTACCATCGGACCACTTCCATCATGTCGTCCGACTTGGGCATCGGTCGTCCGGCCATGAACTTACACGCTTCATAGTCGAAGCCGTCAACGCTGCAGTCGCTGTCGCTGACCACTCGCAGCGTTGCGGCGAACCAGTCACGCAGTGACATGCCATCGTGGTTGTTGATGTGATTCAGGATGAAGTCGTTCTGTGGGAACGCCGGTCCTCCGTCGTCATGCTTGTTCGTGTCGTTCACTTGAGCACCTCCGGCGGCTCGATGCCGCAGAGCGAGTAGGCGAGCTTGAGCTTGGCGAAGAGGCGGTTGTCGCTCCTGAAATCGAACAGGATGTTGCACTCCGGGGCCAGGTACAAGTCCTTGAACTGAATGCAGTACGCCCCGCCGACTCTGGCGTACGCAATCGACGCTTGTCGTTTGTGCGTCTCTTCCTCCAGCAGTCGATCCACCCCGAACTCGATCCGCTCGGCGGCGGTCGCGTCGTCGCAGTCGTACAGGTGCGTCTCGCCGGTGGTATTGCCGTTGGGGTACTTCCTGCGGCTTCGATATACCCACAGTGGTTCATGCGAAGAACCGACGAACGCGGGGTTGACGAACGTCAATTCGGCTTCGAGGAATCGCGGCCTGCACTCCGGCCGTTCCTGCCACAGCCGCTCCACGGCGGCGTGGATGGTTGAGGGGGTGGTGGTCATGGGCCGACGCTCTCCGCAATCTCGGCTTCCGCCAGCCGCTTCATGTCGGCCATCGCGGCATCGTTGGAATCGAAGAACCGGGTCATCGGAACGGCGTGCGGAGAGCTGGCCCGGTAGATCATGCTTGCCGCGAGCGGCGTGTCGAATCGCTTCTCCAGTGCGTAGCCAGCCTCTCCAGCGAGATGCACAACGTGTCCAGCGCGGCAGTGCGTCGTGTTGCACCGATGCCATATCGACATGTCGAGCGCCCCCGGAACGCTGACCGCTTCCAACACGCGCTGATGGATGTTCTCGATCTTCGGCACTTCCACCGGGGCCTGCTGTGCTGGGCTCCAGCCCGAGCAGTCCGAGCAGCGCGAGCAGTCCGAGCAGCGCGAGCAGTGCGAGCAGTCCGAGCAGCGCGAGCAGTCCGAGCAGCGCGAGCAGTGCGAGCAGTCCGAGCAGTGCGAGCAGTCCGAGCAGTGCGAGCAGTCCGAGCACTCCGAGCAGCCCGAGCAGCCCGAGCAGCCCGAGCAGCGCGAGCAGCGCGAGCAGTGCGAGCAGTCCGAGCAGTGCGAGCAGTCCGAGCACTCCGAGCAGCCCGAGCAGCCCGAGCAGCCCGAGCAGCGCGAGCAGCGCGAGCAGTCCGAGCAGCGCGAGCAGCGCGAGCAGTCCGAGCAGCCCGAGCAGCCCG